CATATGGATTATGGGGTTGTGCTTAGTAGTTTCTTCTGGCGAAGATTCCGTAACCGAGAAAACATAACTTTCTTTGATCCCAACGAGGTACCTGATCTCTATGAGGCTTTTTACCGAGACACTGTTTTATTTGAAAATCTTTATGTCAAATATGAAGCTAGATCTGACCTCCGGAAAAAAACTATGTCTGCTGAAGAAGTATTCAAATCAGGTATACTTAAGGAGCGAACAGACACTGGTCGTATCTATCTAGTGTTCATTGACAATGTAATGAACCAGGGTCCGTTTGATCCTGATTATCACACCATCTACCAATCAAATCTTTGCTGTGAAATCTTATTACCTACAAAACCGTTCAAACGCCTGGACGACGATAATGGCCGTATCGCACTCTGTACACTTGGGTCAATCAATTGGGGTGCCTTCAGGAATCCTGAGGACATGCGGCGTGCTTGTCGCATTCTTCAACGTTCGTTGTGCAATATCCTTGACTACCAAGACTTCCTCTCAATCCAGAGCAAATTATCCAACGACGAAATTCAACCGCTCGGCATCGGCGTTACTAACCTTGCTTACTGGCATGCCCGCCGCGGACTCCAATACGGTGATACGGATGCTTTGGCCGAGGTTAAAAGTTGGATGGAGCACCAAGCATACTACCTTACGGAAGCTACCGTGGAACTGGCTCGTGAACGTGGTGCTTGTAAAGATTCGGCGCGAACCTGGTATGGTCAGGGTATCTTCCCATGGGAGCGACGAGCCACCGGGGTCAATGAACTCACGGACTTTCAACCTGAGTTAGACTGGGAACCACTGCGCACCCAAATGAAACAACATGGTGTTCGCAATGCCACGCTGATGGCCATTGCTCCTGTGGAGTCTAGTTCAGTGGTAATCAATTCAACCAATGGTATTGAAATGCCCATGAGCTTGATCACGGTCAAAGAGAGCAAAGCAGGGTCACTCACACAGGTAGTGCCTGAATATCACAAGTTGAAAAATCGTTATCAGTTGATGTGGTCACAGCGAGACTGTGTGGGATATCTAAAAACTGCAGCAGTGTTGCAGGCCTATGTTGACCAATCGATTTCGACCAATACATTTTATAATCCTGCTCATTTCCCCGAAAGAAAAGTACCTACCACATTGATTGCCCGCAATCTCATGCTGTCGCATCATTGGGGCATCAAAACATTTTACTACAGTCTAATCAACAAACAGGGTGCTAAAGCCAAGGATCCTGAACTGGTAGAACTGCCAATGGCAGAGATTGCCATGGAAGACGATTGCGAAAGTTGCAAACTATAATGAGCCAAAAACAATACAATCTATCGAACCGCACAGATTATCTTCAACGCAAAATGTTTCTGGATCCTGCGGGACCGGTCACAGTGCAAAGATTTGAAGAAGTCAAATACAACAAGCTGGCCAAATTTGAACAAGAAGCACGTGGATTTTTCTGGGTGCCCGAAGAAGTCAATCTTACCAAAGATGCTCAGGATTTCAAAGATTCTTCTGACACTGTGAGGCATATTTTTACCAGCAATCTGCTGCGTCAGACCGCATTGGATAGTCTGCAAGGTCGTGGGCCAAGTCAAATTTTTACGCCAGTGATTTCGATTCCGGAGCTAGAAAGTTTGGTTTATAATTGGACGTTTTTTGAAACCAACATTCACAGCCGCAGCTACAGTCACATCATACGCAACATCTACAATGTGCCCAAGGATGTGTTCAATAGTATTCATGACACCAAAGAAATCATTGACATGGCCAGTTCAGTGGGTCGATACTATGACCATCTGCACATGGTCAATTGCGAACGCGAACTAGAGGTTCCTGTTCGAGAAGCACAGCACATCAAAGCAGTTTGGCTAGCATTGAATGCCAGTTATGCTCTTGAAGCGTTTCGATTTATGGTCAGCTTTGCTACATCATTGGCCATGGTAGAAAACAAAATCTTTATCGGCAACGGCAACATTATCAGCTTGATTTTGCAGGATGAAATCCTACACAAAGAGTGGACAGCTTGGATCATCAATCAGGTAGTCAAGGAGGACTCAAGATTTGCTGCGGCTCGCACAGAGTGTGAAGCCGAGGTATATCAGATGTACCTGGATGTGATCGCAGAAGAAAAAGCCTGGGCAGATTATCTGTTCCAAAAAGGTCCAGTGATCGGTCTCAATTCTGCCATTTTGAAAGACTTTGTGGACTACACCGCGTACAATGCACTAAAGGAGATTGGTATCAAATATCAACATCCTGCACCTCGATCCACACCTATTCCGTGGTTCAACAAACACGTGGACACCAGTAAAAAACAAACAGCTCTGCAGGAAAATGAATCAACCAACTATGTGATCGGTGTAATGAGCGATACCATAGACTATGATCAACTTCCGCAGTTATGATGGATAAATGGTTTTATGACCGAGCTAGATGGCAAGAAGCACGGTCGTTGATTCCGCGACGTTGTGATCTTAGCAATAGATGGTTATGGGGCAAACATGTTTGTGGTACAGCAATCATAACTGGCCCTGGAGACGCGATTGTTGTCAAAATTTGGAATCACCGTCATGAACACACGATTTATAGACTACAAGGAAAATTGAATGAAAGCCGTGATATGGAGCAAAGACCAATGTCCCTATTGTGTGCAGGCCAAAGCACTGTTGGCCAGTCGCGGGGTTGAATATGAAGAACGCAATATCAATCATGAGTGGACTCGCGAGCAACTGTTGGAAGCAGTGCCCAACGCTCGCACCCTTCCACAAATTTTTTTAGACCAACAACTGGTAGGCGGATTCACAGAACTCCGCAAATTTTTTGAAAGCTCACAATGATTCTCGAACCCAACAAAGTATACACGTTCAAACTGACTTCTGGCGAAGAACTGATTGCCAAAGTTATCAGCACCTCACAACCTTGGCTAATGATCGAAACACCGGTCAGTGTGGCTCCGGCGCCACAAGGCATGGGGTTGGTGCCCAGCAGTTTTACTGCTGATCCCAAGCAAACTATACAACTAAATATCAATACAGTAGCACTGTGTGCGCCCACAGACGAATCTGTGTGCAACAAGTACCTGGAAGCAACCACAGGAATCAAAGTGCCTGATAAGAAAATTTTAGTGGGATGATATGCCGGCAGCACAACGAGTGGGGGATGCCAATACCGCTGGAGGCGTTGCTCAAGGCGGCATTGGTTCGGTGCGGATCAACAACCGACCAGTGATAGTCAGAGGAAATCCAGTGACACCTCACCCTTGTTGTGGACAACGTCGATGTCCATCGATACACTGCAGCGCCACTACCACAGGTGGATCCGGTTCGGTTAGAGCCGGTAATTACCCCATTATCAGAACCGATGATGCAGATTCATGCGGCCACGCCAGATCCGGCGGCAGTGGTGATGTCAGGGTGGCATAATGGCACGAGGTATAGTAACTCCGTTACAACTCACCGCAGCGGCCACGCTGTTGAACAATCAAGGCATCAACGGGTTACCCAGTAGTTTGACCACAGCTATCAACACGATCAATGCAACCACAGTCATTGGCAATTTTTTGACGGCTGTCAATACCTATATAGGCCAAAGTTTTTTTACAGCAGACACTTTAGAAAAATTGCTGACCATTGGGGTCACAACCTGTCCTGCCTTAGGCAACAGCATACCAGCTGCCTATACCAATCTTAATTATATAATTAGTGCACCAGATGGCAGCAGCCTGGCTCCGTTTGGATTTACAGGGCTTGTGCAACAAACAGGCGAAGCTTATCTTGGCAACGGCGACATTGGTAAATTTTGTCAAGGTTTTATGGCCGTGGTAGGTTATTGCAACACTGTGAACCAATTTATCAACAGTGCAGTCAATGCGCAAACCTACCTAGGGCCGACTTTTACGGACATGGATGCGCTGATAACCAATAATATCAGTCTTATCAATGGTGAATTTGAAGGCTTTGCAACAGATCTGTATCAACAAGGGCGGCTATGGAATCCGGCCAACATGGAGCTGTACGGTACCCCGGCTGGACTGTTACAACAGCTGGCTGCAGTGGGCAGATTTCGTGTGGGTTTTTTTGGTTCACTGCAGACCAGTTTGACAGTGCTTGGCCTAACCACATCGGACATTCAACAACTGTTACGCGGCCAAGAAACACTGACTGCCACTCAATGGAATCGCTTGCAAAGACTGGCCTATCAAGCCATGGCATTGGTCCAGGGCGACGACTTGGCACAGGTAATGTCAATCTTAGATGTCACACTGCCGAACATATTCACCATGGCAGACTTGTTGGATCCAGTAAAAACCTATCCACGAAGCTACAGTGGTCTACATGTGCCAGCTGGTGCCACATGGCAACCAATCTACAATCCGGGTACCAGTGTAAATTTGGCCTTGGCGCCCTTGATAGATACTGTGCTGCCGGCTGCGTCAGGCTGCAATGAGTTGGCCAAAGTCATTCCACCTGATCAAGCAGTGGCCAATAAAGCCATCCAGTTGGCCATGGAGCAGATGACGGGACTGCCGTTGACTGCGTTGCCTGCTTTGGCGCAGGCAGTGCAAGGCTTGGCCGAATCAATCTGGAATCCGGGATCTCAGTATCTGCCCAACGACGTGGTCAACCACGGTTCGCCTTTGTTCACTGTGTACCAGGCGCAACAAGATGTGCCTGCAGGCACGGACATTTCCAATACTGACTACTGGTTGCCTACAAGTTTGGGCGGACTCAGTACTTTGGCAGGGCTACCTTTGATACAGTCACAAACACAGCCCATTGAATCATCTGTGGCCAGCTATTTTGCTACCCAACAGGCCACAGGTTCAGGAGTCAACGGTACAATTACTGTGTGTGATGTGTTGGGTCTGGCCATCGACCACAACAATTTTGCAGCAGATTTGGCAGCTGCCACTGCCAACATTGTGAGTTTGCAGACAGCAGGTGCCCTTACTGCATTGAACAACGCCTACATAGCCATTGCAGCAGCACCTGATGACACAACTGTTCTCAGTGAGATTGCCAATGCCAATGCCAGCATTGCATCCATTGTGGCCAATCCCAGTTACGCCGCAGAAGTAACCGCGCTGAACTCATTATGGGACACCATGGCCGCAGCTCTTAGCCAGGAAAAAACCTACCAAACCAGAGCCAGTATTGACTACTTCAATCTACAGGCTGGCGAACAGTCCAGTGTGATGGGGTTTGTTCAACAGTTGCCTGCATACGGTCTCGACACCGATGACTGTGGCGCCTGCGATTTTCTTGAACAAGTGGCCGACACCTCTGTGTTGGGCGGACAGGCCATTGTGGGTGTCATGCGAGAAGGGCGCAACACTGCTCGCTTAAATCAAGCTCAATTGGCACAAAATCTAGCGCCCAGCAGCGACCCTGCTGTAGCACCTGTGCCTGTGGTTGTTCCTGTGTATTAAATTGTGGCTTTTTTGCCACATTATAAATTGTTGCGCCAAAACCACAGGTTGACCATAATTCAGCCTTTTGCTACAATAGCAACTTAGGTAAACAGGAGAGCATTTTGGAATACCTCAAACGTGCAGAAGCTTATGCTCAATGCCGCGGGGACGAGAACTACTTCCGAGAAGCCTACACCGTCCTAAGGGAATCAAATTCTGTAGAGGACAGTGTTTGGAAGGCCCTGCAATACCTCTATGATGGATATGTGGCAGATAGACTACAGATTTTGGTTGACCAAATTTAGCCATTTTGCTACAATATTGGTACAGTAACAAAACGGAGCAGCCAATGCTTGCCAATACAAAACAAGTTCGTAGTGTCTTTCAATCTTGCAGCATCGTGCCTTTTGCAACAGATAAAAGTCGCGGAAATAAAGACAAATCTGTTCGTATTGTAGTAGGTTATGGGACCGGGGAACAATTGGAAACTGTGCGTCAGGCTTTTCAAAGTTTGGGATACACCAATAAAGTCTATCGTACCAGTTCTTATATTCGTGTCAAAACCCAATTAGCCTAAGGACTCTGTCATGCGTACTAAAGCAATTATCGACGGTTTGAAAAATAGTCAAAAATTCCGTTTCATTCTCACTGCCCAAAGCGGCGAGGATGTTGGCATGGTTATCACCGTCCGGCAAATGAGCGACGACTTTGCCACCCGCGACGCTCGTGTGGCGATTTGGACTGCCCTGGAGCTACTGGCTTCGCAGCGTCGAGTAGCCCGGCATCTTGGTGAGACCCTGCCCACCGGACTGGTCACAGACGCACAGGGTTTCCGTCAAGTTCAAATTGATCTGCACTAAAAAACGGTTGACCGAATATTTTCGTTTTGCTATAATATGGGTATAGGGTAACAAAACAGGAGCCAGATATGTACGTTGTTTTCCACACTGCCAACCCCCATGCCGACAAGCGTTATTTCAAGTCAGCATCCAGTGCAAAACGAGCAACCACCTGTGCCAATCGCAATGCCGGTAAGTTGGTTTACAATTGGGTAGAGCAATCTTGGTTTCTACTCAAGTATCCGGTGGGCATGAAAACTGTGCAAAATTTGATGACTGGCCAGGACATTCAAATTCCTGAGGACACTCCGTATTGTTGCGATCCATCGACTGAGCGTTATTGGAGTATGTAAGAAAAATTATTTTTGCAGTGTCAAACGTCTCAGTAAAAAAATCATGAAATCATTTCGCAGCTGGTTAGAAGATTTGTGGCGCGAAAACTGTGATGAACGGGATCAATTTCGTCAACCGCGGTACACCATTCAAGAATACTTTAGGCGATACCGCTGGTGGCTCAAGCGTGAATATCAATATCAACGAGGAGTGAAGCGTGGGTCTTGACCAATATGCATATGTAGCGGCCAAAGCCGGGCAACGGGATCAATGGTGGGAAGGTGCAACTAAAGATCCCAATTCCAATGATTGGATCAATGATCAGGTGGCACAGCCGCGTGAGCTGGCGTATTGGCGCAAGCATCCAAACCTTCAGGGTTGGATGGAACGATTGTGGCGACGCAAAATGCATGACGCCAAACAAGATATTCCCGAAGATAGTGCGTTAGGCAGCGGTTTCAACAATGTTGAACTTGAACTGACCTGGGACGATTTAGATAGGCTAGAACAGGACATTAGAAACGGCAACCTGCCCGAGACCAGGGGATTTTTCTTTGGCGAGACCAGCGACGATTTTTATCGCGACCGCGATCTTGATTTTATAAAAAATGCCAAGGCAGAAATTTTCCTAGGACTCCGAGTGTTTTACAACAGCTCTTGGTAACAAGTAAATATGATTGATTACACTGAAGAAAGGTTCAACACTGTCGTGAGCTCGGGTTGGATTCGAGATCTGGAGTCCAGCGACAGCCGGCTTCACAAAGAAAAAGTCATCGAAAAAGCTCTCATGGCCGCCAAACTAGGCAGTGCCGATGCCCAAGCATTTCTTTTCAATTGCTATCAGGCCTACAATCCTTACTATACGTTTCATATTCGACAAGTGCCAGAAGTTCAGGGACACAGTCATCGTTTCAACGCCTGGCCTAGATTTTGGGCGCTGTTAGAAAGCCTACGGACCCGAAGTGTCACAGGCAATGCAGCCAGAGAAGCGGTTGAAGAGGTCAGTGAACTGTTCGACGATGACGAGTGGAACATGGTATGCCGCCGTGTCTTGATCAAGGATCTCAGGTGCGGTATTTCAGAAAAGACTCTAAACAAAGTGGTAGGCAAGTCAGACTGGGCGATTCCAGTGTTCAGCTGCCAGCTGGCACAAGACTCAACGGATCAACCCAAAAAGCTGCGAGGCATCAAGCGACTTGAGCCCAAGCTAGATGGTGTACGGGTGTTGGCCGTAGTACAGGGCATGAACATCAGTCTGTTCAGCCGCAATGGCAAAGAATTTGCAAACTTTCCGCAGATTGCTCGAGACATCATGCTGTACCGCGCAGCTTTTCAACGCAACCTAGGATCAGGTGGTCGTTTTGTGTTGGATGGTGAAGTCACCGGCGAAAGTTTTCAAAAGCTCATGAAGCAGGCTCATCGCAAGTCAGATGCTCAAACTGATGGCATGGTATACAACATTTTTGATATCGTGCCTCTGGATGATTTTCAAAGAGGTTACTGGAATGCACAACAATACAAACGATTTGATATCTTAGAACAGGCACGTGGACGACTGGATGACCAACAAACGACCTTGCGTATTGTAGAAGGTTTAGAAGTAGATCTAGACACATCCGAAGGCCACGACATCATGCATCGTTATGCAGAAGATTGTGTGGCTCAAGGCTACGAAGGTATTATGATCAAATCCATGGATGCACCCTATGTGTGCAAACGATCAGATTACTGGATGAAATGGAAACCGGTGATCAGTGTGGATTTGGAAATTGTAGGGTTCGAAGAAGGCACAGGTAGAAACAAAAATCGATTGGGTGCTATAATTTGCGAAGGGGAAGACAATGGACGTCGTATTTGTGTCAATGTTGGTAGTGGCCTTAGTGATAGCGATCGTGATCAGTATTGGGTGGCCCGGGATCACTTACTTGGTCACTTGGTTGAAATCCAAGCTGATGCGGTAACCCAAAATCAAGATGGCAGTTATAGTTTGAGATTTCCTCGTTTTTTGAGATTCCGCGATTTTGAGATGGGTGACAAAGTATGAGCAAACAGAAATTAGAAATCGACAAAGAGGCCGCCGACCGTATAACTTTGATCAATCTCAAAGATTACAGAAAATATCTCAAAAAAGAGTTAGCAGACCATAAAAAAGGCTCATGGCTGCATCCCGAGGATGTTGACAATCATGCTCGCGTAATCAAAGCACTGGACCTCATAATCAATCACTACGGTGGTTAGATGAAAAAAATCTACTACGTCAAGGAAGGCCGACGCTATGTGCCGGTGGCCGAATATGACAACGATTTATTGGACAGTTTCCCCGAAGGCGCGCATCTAGTGATGTGCTATCCAGGGGGAAGCAGTCGACGATATCGAATCGACCCCAACCATGCTGCTATGATTGCTGCTGGTCGTGTGGCCGAAGACGCTATCTGTCGAGTTCTTCGTGATGCCGGTGAAGCACGGCCCAAAGAACGTCCTATCACAGACAGGCAACGTGCAGCATGGCAAGAAATGAAAGACGCCTTTGACGATGAGTTTTTCCATATTTCCTACGCTTGTGCCAGAGACTGCGCCGAAGCTGCCATGGCTGCCATGATAGCCGAAGCTGAATCTTTGATGTCACATCCGGCTGTGAGGGAAGCCTATTCGCAGTTTCAAACTGTGTGCGATCTTGTAAAAGATTCTCAAAGCGATCCAAAATGATCACTAGACTTTTAGCCTTGACACTGCTAGGCAGTGTGTGTGCCTGTGGCGGTGGGGGCGCAGCGGACAGCAGCAGTGCTTCACCGTTGGTTGCAGCAGCTACCGCAACGGCACAATTTCAGTACTATCAAGACGACAGTCGTGCCAATCCGGTCAGCTATATTTTTACTAGAGATATCGACGGTGACGGTGTGGAAGAAGTTTTCTTTGTGGCATTTGAGACACAGCCCAACACACCGGACAAATACAGCAAGACTTCTGTGCAAATTTTTGGATGGCGCAACGCTCAATTTACCAACATCACTGCACAATGGTTGCCCAACCAGACTCATCTTGTGGAAGGTGTGGGAGATGTGTGCTTTGGTGACTTCAATGGTGATGGGCGCGCAGACGTTTTTCTCAGTGCCTACACTGACATGCCGTTGACAGCCTACCCTTATGTGTTGTTGAATCAAGGCACTCAGTTTCAACGAATTGCTTTGTCTGCTCAGGCCTACATGCACAGTGTGTCATGCGGTGACATCGACGGAGATGGCTATGATGATGTGGTGTCAGCCGGCTGGGGAAATGCACCAACTTACGTTGGATCTGCCACAGGGTTGATTGAATACGCAGGATGGGTCGGGGGGTCGTCTGGCATTGCACTGGGACAATTTTTGGGCTACGGAAATTTACAGGTAGCTGTCAGCGATGTTGGTACTGCTAGCACCAATGACACAGCACTGTATACTATTTCGCTTGATCACAATCTAAGACAGGTCCAATACGCCCTGCATGGCACACTGCCACCGGTTAGAATAGATGCCAGTCAGCATGACGTCCGAGTGCGAGTGCTTGATTTCGACAATGATGGACGATTGGATGTAGTAGTGTTTGGCTATCGATTTGATGCACCCATTGACACCAAACACAGAGGCGAGATTAGTTTTTTCAAAAATCTAGGCAGCGGTCAATTCACAGACGTCACTGACACTGTGCGCATGGGTTTTGATCGAACCAGAATGGTTGGGTATTTTCCGCAAATCAAGGATGTGGATGGTGATGGCAAGACAGACATTTTTGTCAGCCAACCGGTTTGGGGAGCGCACAGCGGTATCACATTGTTGTTGAACAAACAGAACCAGTTTCGTGACAGCTATCAGCAGTCCCTGCGTGACACTGTGCGAGCATCGGCTCAGGCTGCAGTGGTCATTGGCCCAAATAGGATTAGATATTTGATTGTTGAACAACCATGGATGCATGATGGCCAAACCAGGATTGCTCTGCATCGTTTACAATTTGAAAATAATTGACTGCCCGTAGGAAATCTAGTATAATTACTGTGCATGACCAAAGAGATCGGGAATTTCAATGGTATGGTGGGTTTAGTTTGACCCGGGGCCACCAGGACCGTGGCAAGTGAATATAAATCCCAAGGATGCGACAAAGACTTCGATTCAGTGATGAATCAAAACCCGGGATAGTCCGGGGAGTATGCCGAGAAGAACAATCTAGAAAGGACAGTGATGTCTATTGAAACAAAGGCCTCTGCGTTGAGCATGTCTGAGTCACTCAATTCGCTTAGAACAACGCCTTTGGTCATGCACCGAATCACTTTCAAACTTGCTGATAAGCAGCAATGGTATGGTATAATGAAAGAAGCCAGACTGGCCTATGGTAAGAACTGGACCACGCAACCTAGAGTCAAACGCAAGCTGGAAAGACTGAGATACCAAACAGCGGTGCCTTTATCGGTTTGGTTTGATGTACCTGACCCGGCGTTTGCCACATGGTGTGCAGTAAAATTAGCAGTTGAGCCCGTTAGTGTGGTCGCTAAATAAATGCTATGATATTTGGATTTGCAATATTACTTGTGGCACTGTTGCTGAGTGGTGTAGCTGCCTATTACTCAGTGGCGGGCCTGGTGGCTGTGTTCTCGGCTGCCACTGTGCCTGTGATTATCATGGGCGGAAGCTTAGAACTGGGTAAAATAGCAGCCACTGTCTGGCTGCACAACAATTGGCGTCGTGCAGGTTGGGCATTCAAGTTCTATTTGATTCCTGCTGTGCTGTTTTTGATGGTCCTGACATCAATGGGAATTTTTGGCTATTTGAGCAAAGCTCATTCAGACCAAAGCATAGTGTCAGGAGATGCATTGGCCAAAGTTGCTATCTACGACGAAAAAATCAAAACCGAACGAGAAAACATTGAAACCAATCGCAGAACACTGCGACAGCTAGATGAAGCAGTGGATCAACTGGTTGGCCGATCGCGCGACGAACGAGGTGTAGAGCGATCAGTGCAGATTAGACGGAACCAGCAAGCAGAACGAACCAGAATAGCAAGAGACATCGAAGCCAGTCAGAAACGCATTGCACAACTAAACGAAGAACGTGCACCATTGGCAGCAGCCGTACGCCAGGTCGAGGCCGAAGTTGGTCCTATCAAATATATAGCAGCCTTGGTGTACGACGAAAATCCTGACACCAATGCCCTGGAACGTGCTGTACGTTTGATGATTGTTATGATTGTGCTGGTTTTTGATCCGCTGGCAGTGACTTTGATTTTGGCTGCAAACAAACAATTTCAATGGGCCAGACAGAACAGACCCCGTCCCATTTATTCTGAGCCCACAACCATGGCAGCGGTTACACCAACGCCTGAACCAGTACAAGTGCCTGAACCTGTGAACCACAATGTGGATATACACACTCACCCGTATCTTTTCAAGGGCAATTTCCATGCCAAGCCACCGGGCTGGGTCAGTGTAGGACCCATGCCAGCTGTGCCTCCTACCTTGGTTGAACCACAGGATTTTGCTGATGACGATCAAGAAATTGCCAGCGAATCCAATCCTGTAATCAAACAAGCCATCAAACAATGGAAAGCAGCCAATCCACACAGCACTCTCAAAGAACAGAGAAGAATATGGTACAAAGGTGAAATTGACGAACTACCTTGGTTGCTGTCTATTCCCATAAGCTCTACTTTTGGCACAGAATTGCCCAAAGCCATACGCCGTGGAGACACACATGTATCAATCAAAACCGTACCACACGCCGTGTACAAATGGAATGGCCGAACCTGGATGGAAATTGACAAGCAAAGCAATGATTCTTACTTGCACAACGCAGCCTACATCAGTTATTTGATCAATGAGATCGAATCGGGTAGATACGATCCAGATTTGCTGTCTGACAACGAACGTGAACAAGTGGCTGCGCAACTTTCAGGAAAACAATGAAAATAATTGATAACCCAGAATCGTGTAGTTTTTGCGGCAAACACAAAGATAAAGTAAAAAAACTGATTGTAGGTCAAGATGTAGCTATATGTGATGGTTGTATTGATCTATGCACAGGTCTATTGCAAGACCAAAATGAAAGTAAGCCCACACCCAGTTTGGATCCCAGAGCCATTGTCAGTCACCTGGATCAGTATGTTGTTGGACAATCTCAAGCCAAAATGGTTTTGAGTGTGGCCATTGCCAATCATTATAAACGAATCAATAACACAGATCAAACCACTGAAATATCCAAGGCCAATATCCTGATGTTGGGACCCACTGGATCAGGTAAAACTTTGCTGGCACGCTCCGTGGCTAGATATCTTGATGTGCCCTTTGTGATTGCAGATGCAACCAGTCTTACAGAAGCTGGCTATGTTGGAGATGACGTAGAAAGCCTGATTTCTCGACTGTTTGCCGCAGCCGGTGGCGACATAGAAAAAACACAACGTGGCATTGTGTTCATTGACGAAATTGATAAGATCAGCCGCAAAAGCGAAAGCACCAGTATCACTCGCGATGTGTCCGGAGAAGGTGTACAACAGGCCTTGCTCAAACTGGTGGAAGGCACCAAATGCAGAGTTACCCCTTCCGGAAACCGCAAACATCCTGCAGGCGATGTCATAGAAATTGATACCACCAACATTTTGTTTATTGCTGGCGGCGCCTTTGTTGGCCTGGACAACATTGTGAGAAATCGTGTGAGAGGCACATCCATTGGATTCAATGCAGAAGTAAACCCAGACAGAACAGGCATGTTGGACCAGACCAGCCCAGATGATCTCATAAAGTTTGGCATGATTCCTGAGTTTGTAGGTAGATTTCCCAGTTGGGTGGCCTTGCAGGAACTCACTTTGATTGATTTGGTCAAAATTCTCACAGAAATCAAACACAGTTATGTAGAGCAATATACCTGGCTGTTCAAACAAGACAACGTTGCATTGCAGTTTGAAGCAGAAGCATTGTTGAAGATTGCACAGAACACAGTCAAGAACAAAACTGGAGCACGTGGATTACACAGCGAGTTGGAAAGAGTATTGTTGCCGCACATGTTCAATGTGTGCAAGTACAATGAGATGGCCTTGCACACATTGTATATCACAGAAGATTTGGTAAATACTCCCACAGAATTGAAAGTAGATAATGAGCAAACTCAACGGCAGGTCAGTAACAGTTCAAGATAACAATGTAGAACGCGCTCTAAGAAAATTCAAGAAAAAAATTCAAGCCAGCAACGTTCTCAACGATCTGCGAGCCAAGGAATTCTATGAAAAACCTACCACTCGGCGCAAGCGTGAACGCTCTGCGGCTGTAAACCGTTGGCAAAAACGTCTGGCCGATCAAGCTTTGCCTGCCAAGCTGTACTGATTGTGTACATTGAATTCAAACTGCCCCATGATACCAGCAGTGCTGCTTCAATTCACCATGTGTTGAGCAGAAACTTATTGCGTTGGGGCGAACGCTACAGTGTGTCATATAACAAAAAAACCATAAAACACACAGTAAAAGTCACATTTGACGATGATGCTTTGTATGACTTTTTTGCCCTGACCTGGCGCCCGGTCGAAGAAGAATTTAGAGATTATCTTACCAATTATACTTTTATAGAACCAATGAAACGTGTATAATAAATAACTGTGTAGTGCCGATAGTCGGGCTACACTTATTGTCATACTTGCTTAAGAAAGGAGATAGACATGACAAAAACTCTGACCCTTCGTACATTCGACATCCCGCCGCAACTGCATAAATTTGGTATTGGCTTTGACAGCATGCTAGATGAACTCTTGCGTGTGACTGCTCAACAGACCAACTCAAACTATCCACCGCACAATGTGATAAAAACTGGTGAACACACAGTTCGGATTGAAGTGGCTGTGGCTGGATTCGCCGAAGGTGAAATTGAAATCAGCGTGGAAAAACACGTGTTGACCATTACTGGTGCTAGCAAGACTGAAGAAGACACCAAATGGGAATACATGCACCGTGGCATCAGCAGCCGCGATTTCCGTCAATCTTTTACACTGGCTGAACACGTGGTTGTCAAAGATGCAGTGATTCGCAATGGTATACTCAGTATACATTTAGAACGGGAGATTCCTGAGGAAGCTCGTCCTAAAAACATTGCTATCACCTATCAAAACCTCTAAACTAGCGTAAATACAGCGGGGGCAATTTTGTCCCCGCTGGCCACAAGGAAAATTACCAATGTCACAATCTGACACCAAGACCCGAATCAAACCAAATTTGGCTCTAAAAGAACCGCCCATGTTTCGTGTGGTCTATTTGAATGACAATGTGACCACTGTGGAATTTGTAATAGACAGTCTCATTGAATATTTTGATTATAACCCAGAAACCGCTCAGCAAATCACAGTTGATATTCACGAAGATGGATCGGCCTGTGTTGCTGTGTTGCCCTTTGAAATAGCAGAGCAAAAAGGCATTGAAGTCACTGCCAACGCTCGCGCCAACAGTTATCCATTGCAAATCAAACTAGAACCCGAAGGGCAGTCTCAATAATCAACCACTATTCGCAATGGGTGATAGGCCCATTGCGAATACTTACTGTCCCCGCGTCCGCGACAATTGTTTACATATCTTATGCCGTCGCGGTATTGATCAATTTTGTTGTGATAATGACCAAAACACCAGGTGTGAATTTTGTGCTCGGTGTCCATTTCTAAAGCAGCACTGAGATATTTGTTGCCCATGCAGTTGAATTTGTAGGTGTTGACAATTTGTGGATCATGCATGATCAAATCTGCTCGGGGCACAGTATGCGTGACCACCACTATTTTTTTGACATCTAAATGAGTTTGTAATCTTCTGATGCTGGATGTCAAATAGCTAGCGTCTGTGGTCGCCGCCGAAGCTATTTGGGCAATGGTGATATCGTCATATTTTTCTTTGTCAGACAGCCATTTTTTTGTTTCTGCACTGTCTATTGCAAAATCAAAATCGTAGCACCACCAACCGTTGGTGCCTAACAAGGCTACTCCATTGACCACAACCACATTGTCTTGCAAATACACAACGTTGGCCATGCGGGCAATTTTGTGATGTAGATCTCTGTAGCTTTCGCCCAGTTCGCCCATGTATGACTTGTGCTCGTCATTGCCGTCAATATAAAACACACCCTGGTAACAGTTTCCCATGTGTCGTAAAAATTGGGTCAATTTTGTTCTATCACGACACACATCTCCCACAATGACGCAGTGTGGGCTGGTTGCCATGCCTGACCAATCTGTTTCGGATGGCCAAGTTTCCAAATGTAGGTCAGAAATGAGGTCGAATGCAAATTCCATGATACATATTTAAAAGGAAAAAATCATGCAGATAATTTTTGGTGACAGTGTGGATTTGGTCAAAGAACGTTTCACAGTGGTTGAACTAGATACATTCCAGACTGGTCAACCAGGGCAAACTATCACAGCTTGGTGTGTGTTGAATGACATACCGTTGATGGAATTACCGGCCATACCACATCTAAAAAAATTACACGATGATATGATAGAACAATACAAACAGCAAAATTTTCAGTTCTGTCTGCAGGCCATAGAAAAACTACGCGGCCATTGGGATGGTCAGTTGGATACTTTTTACAATGATCTAGAACAGAGAATAAATGTCATGATTGACTGCCCACCAACTCAACCGTGGACTTGGATAAGATCATTGGCGGCTGCTTAGATACTGATTTACCCATTGCTGCTGACTGGATGGGTGTAGATGTTTGACCAAATTCCATAGACTTGTGTCTACTAGATTTTGTGCTTGATTGACTGCATTTTGAATGCCATTGCGGTATTCGTCAAAAATTTGTTGTTGAAATCTGTAGCTAAAAAAATGAGCTCGATTGCGGTATGCAATGTGTTGGCAGGCTTGCAACATCACTCGAAACTGTTCAGAGCTGAGTGCGGCCAATCTAGACATTTCTTGCACAATCATTGACAGTCGTTTGGCAGCATTTGGTTCATGATCATAGCTCTCGTTGATCCAGGGCGAAAAAGTTTCAAATCCGTAGCTGCGTAAGTATTGCAAACTGCCCGGAGCACCGGCCACAACAAACGGAGTGGCAGTGGCTATGGGACGAAGGCTTTTTTCTGTCAGACTCACTGCCTCTGTATCAAAAATGGTTTCCAAAACTATTTCTAGAATTTGGGATTGATAATCTTCGGTGACATAGTCTGCGCTGGCTGTGCTGTCAAACATATTGGCTGCAAAAAAATCTTCTAATACCAACGACGATTTCCAGGCACTGTTTCGCCATACATGTTCACTGTAGTGCCTACCGCCATCTACAAAAGACAGAGAAGTCAGACAGTGAGGCACAAGGCCTTGAGCAGCCAGCATGCCTGCCAAGGCCAATCTATATTCCCTGGTACCGGACCATGCACGATTGTATAGTAGAAATCTTTTGCTATGACTTTGATTTTTTTGCTGCAAAGCTGGATCGTGCTCGGCATATCTGAACCAATCCCTGGCAATGGCTCCATGACTGAACCAATGCACTGTGGCAAACCCATTGTTTTGCAAAGTTTTTACAGCAGAGCTATTTTGCTCACTGTGCACAACAATAGGCAAATCGCTCAAATGATAAGGGACCTCACAAATGTTTCTAAAATAACAGAATTTGGTTTCCGTTGGAAAAGACTGATCGTTCCAGCGCATCACAGTGCCTCGCAGTGGCAATCGATTGATGTCAATGCATTCTTGATCAAAATGAAATGCATACGGCTTGGTCATGTAATCCTGCCAGGTACGCTGCACTACCGGTGTACAATCTGACAATTTTTTTGAACCGAACGGAAAATGACGATAAATTATCACATCCTGGTTGCAACAACCACTGAGAAAATTGTACAATCTATCTAAAGGAACGCTCATGCAAAAAATTGGATTTATCGGGATAGGAAAGTTGGGTCTCGATTGTGCGGAAGTAATGGCCGAAAAACACGAAGTGAGAGGCTATGATATTTACCCGCGCGAAAGTCAACTGATCAAAGTTTGTGACATTGAAGAACTGGTGCAACACAGTGACTGGATCTTTATTGCGGTACCTACACCGCATGCCGAAGGCTATGACGGATCTGTGCCCAGTTCGCACATGGAACCCAAAGACTTTGGACACGATGCTGTGTTAGATGCCATTGACAACATAAATCGTCATGCCAACGGGTCAAAGAAAGTGGTGCTGATTTCCACAGTGCTACCTGGCACCACACGCAAACACTTTGTACCCAGACTGGATTCACGACATCAATTCTTGTATAACCCGTATCTCATTGCCATGGGCTCGGTCAAATGGGATATGGTCAATCCAGAAATGATCATGATCGGCACCCAAGATGGCAACCCCAACGCACTGGCCGGGGAACTACGAGCTCTGTATGACACAGTGATGCAAAACAATCCCAGATATGAAATTGGAACATGGGATGAATGTGAAGCAATCAAAATCTTCTACAACACTTTTATCTCTGCCAAAGTGGGGTTGGTAAACATGATTCAAGATTTTGCCATGCGCATCGGCAATATCAATGTTGATGTTGTGACCAATGCATTGGCCAGATCAACCATGCGTATCATGGGACCCAAATATATGACAGCTGGCATGGGCGATGCTGGAGCCTGCCATCCTCGAGACAACATTGCTCTGCGTTGGCTGGCCAAAGAATACGCTATCGGTTATGATATTTTTGATACAGTGATGCATGCCAGAGAAATACAGGCCAAGAATCTAGCTGAGCATTTGGTAAAGATCAGTAGAGAGCGTGGTAACTTACCGATTGTGATTCATGGCAAAGCCTACAAGCCCGATGTACCATATTGTATTGGAAGTTATTCAACTTTGGTAGGCCATTATGTGGAGCGATTGGGGCCCAGTGTGTACTACATTGATCCTTTGGCCGATGATAGCACAGGGGTAATCAGCAAGGTAGAATGGCCATCGGTGTTCTTGTGGGCACACGACAGACAAATTACCTATGAATACACCGGAGAACAAAATAAAACACAGCCCTATTGCACAATTCCTGCAGGATCGGTCATTGTAGATCCATGGCGTAAGCTGACATCTACCAACGACATTGAAGTTGTGCATTATGGCAATACCCGCGGTCATTGAGTATCGGCATAGCCCATTTTGGGGCGATGATTTCAAACGCATCCAATATGTGCAAGAACCGTTCAATGACCCTGTCAGTGTCCAACAATGGTTGAATCAAGGATATCAACCAAAAATTTGTGGCGACCTTGCAGACATGAGACATCAACTGCCCAGTTGGACTGACCGCATGATAGACGTATATCACAGCATGGGATGGAAAGATATTGGTGTTGCATTTTACAGGATGCCTACCGGAACTGTGATGCCTGTACATCAAGATCTTTACAAACGCTATGTGCAACTTTTCGATCTCAAAGGGCAGGAACATCGGATCAGAAGAGCCTTGATTTTGTTAGAAGATTGGCAACCGGGGCACTATTTAGAAGTAAATGGCAAGCCCTATGTGAATTGGTCGGCGGGATTTACAGTAGAGTGGTACTACGACACACCTCATATGGCGGCCAACATAGGGCTAACTGATAGATACAGTTTACAAATCACCGGGCACTTATGATCCACAGTATAAACGAATGGGACAGTCTCAAAAAGATAGTGGTAGGTACAGCCAGTCATGCCAACTGGCCTGACAAAGATCCTGTGTTTTCACAAGAAAGTTTGAAAACTACTTGGACAGATACACCAGTGCCCAGTGGGCCAGTGCCGCAATGGATAATTGACGAAGCCAACGAAGATTTGCAAATCCTAGCAACCACGCTGCAAGATCTGGGTGTTGAAGTTTTGCGTCCTGCGGAAATGAACTTTCAAGACTGTGGCGGCATGTACAACTATTGTCCACGTGATAGGTTTCTTGTGTACGGATCGACCATAGTGGATCCTGCCATGATGTATCCTTGCAGAGACATGGAACTGCAATGCTATCATGACATCGTGGATGCAGCCACTGATTACAAATTTATGCCACGCAATGAAGGCATGGTGCTAGATGCTGCTAACGTTTGCCGGCTTGGCGATAAAATGTTGTTCTTGGAATCAGCTTCGGGAAATCGTGCGGCCTATGAGTGGTTGTGTGGCCAATTTCCAAATGTTGAAATTGAGTTGTGTAATTTCTATGCTGGTGTGCACATTGATTCAACCATTGTGCCATTGCGTGAAGGTTTGGTCATGCTCAATGCATCCAGAGTGCAGCCACACACAGTGCCCAAAGTGTTTGACCGCTGGGATAAAATTTGGATACATGATGTAGTCCCGCAGCAGTTTTACCAATATCCCTATGCGTCGAAATGGATTGCAATGAACCTTTTGGTAGTGGACCCTCGCACAGTGATTGTGGACCAGAATCAAACGGATATTATCAAAATCTTAAATAATTATGGATTTGACACTGTGCCTTTGCAACTGCGACACAGCAGAACCCTCGGCGGCGGTTTTCACTGTGTGACACTGGACATTCTACGAGTTTAGAGATCAGGGCGCTCAATTATCTCAATGGATTCCACCCATTCTGGGATACCATATGTTTCTACCAGTGTGACTCCTTGTTGTGCGGCGGTCAAAGTATTAAATGTGGTGTATAATATTTTTCTAGTTTCGGTTGTTTCAAGACGATCGTCACCAACAACAAACCTAGACAGACTGCCATTGGCAATTTGGTCCAAGTTGAATTCATGCAATGCTGCAAATGGCGAAACCCAATCCAATCGATCCATGCCTAAGGTCCAAGGGGCCATTGGAGTGTCTAGCCAACCTACAGTTTTCACTTGATATTTCATTTTGAGTTCCTAATATTAGACAAAAAATATTTATTCCTGTACAATAGCTTTATGAATAATCGTTTTGGTTTCTGCTGCAAATGGCTTGACGACCCGTCTGAAACCGCGGGCATGAAAGTCAACGCCAAGAACCGTGAACTCAACGGCCGATCAACAACCATGCGCTGGCTGCGCGAACACAAAGATCAAGCCGAACAACGGCAGTGGGACATCATGAATCACAATGCTCGTGCTGCTCTTCTCATGGTAGAACGAGTTGCCAGCATGGCACCAGAACGTCGTATGGTACGGTTGGGCTCAGAAATGCTGCAAGGTTATACCGAAGCCGATTGGCAAGCTTGGTGGCAGCAGAGCGATGTTCAACGACATTGTGAAAAAATTTTTGCACCGGTGGGCGAAGCTGCTCGCAGATTGGGGGTGAGATTGAGTTTTCATCCTGGTCAATTTTGTGTGCTGGCATCAGAATCTGATGACATTGTGGACCGCAGCATTGATGAATTTGAGTATCATGCAGACATGGCTCGCTGGATGGGTTATGGCAGCACATGGCACGATCATGGATTCATGATCAATGTGCATCTGTCAGGTCGCGGCGGCCCAGAAAAATTTTTGCGAACACTCAAGAGATTGAGTCCCGAGGCCCGTAACCTCATTACAATCGAAAACGACGAGATATCAAATGGCCTGGACATTTCTCTTACTGTGGCTGATCACGTGGCTCTTGTGCTGGACATTCATCATCATTGGGTCAAAACAGGAGAATACATCTCGAGCCAAGATGCTCGTGTTCAGCGTGTGGTTGAGTCTTGGCGTGGCGTTCGCCCTGGTATGCATTACAGTGTTAGCCGCGAAGATCTTCTTGTTGATCATGATCCCCGAATTCGCCCAGATCTTGCTGGACTTCTTGCTAGAGGTTATAAAAAACAACAACTCCGTGCGCATTCTGACTTCTGTTGGAATTCATCTGTGAATGATTGGGCATTGACCTTTTGTGACCAATTTGATATCGAAGTTGAAGCCAAAGGTAAAAATCTTGCCACGGATCAGCTGCATCAGCAATGGTTGGCCGCAAGGTAAATAACGCTATGTTACCTGAACTAGCATTGTCAGGCATGTTGTTGGTGCAACAGCCCTCAAACTGGGTGCGTCTCACACGCTCCTTTGTGTGTGGTCCTTTTGAAGACATTGTCAAAGGCCTAGCCGGTGAGGAATTCAATGAAAATCCACTATGGATGGGGCGTAGTAACGAAAATACCAGCATGGTACTGTTTACCAATCCAAAAACTGGAGGGTGGACGGCGGTAATGTACACAGGCAATGTTGGGTGTGTAATAGGAGCGGGTTCCACTAGTACACCGCTTACCAATCCGCAGATTCCTCAAACACCTGCTGTTTTGTCTCACTGATTCTGTTGGTACAGAGTAGATGACTCAGTCATCTATAAATATCTAATGTCTAAGAAAATTCTGTTGTCTGCGTGGACAGCTTTGTTGACACTGGCCTGTGTGTTGGCAATTCGCATCGCTGATCCTAACTTTGTAGAAAGCGTAAGACTGCGTTATTTTGATGTGTTGATAGGCAGTCGCACTCCTACGCAAACTGATATTGTCACAGTCAATATAGATGAGGCCAGTCTGTCACAGTTGGGTCAATGGCCATTACCGCGCGACCGATACGCACAGATCATTGACAGCCTCTATGAACGCAATGCTGGATTGGTAGTTTTCAACGTGCTCATGCCTGAACCTGATCGTTTTGGCAAAGATCGAGTATTGGCCGCTGTGTTAGAAGATCGTCAAACGGTGATTTTGCCCAGTGTGCCATCTGATCGCACAAAAAATCAACCACGACAGCCAGGCAGTGCAGTGATTGGCAGCGAACACAGTGACAGAATTGTGCAATATCCAGGGCTCACGGCCAATGTATCGTTGCTGGAAAATGCAGCAGGAGGTGTAGGTATTGTAAACACTTTGCCCGAAATAGATGGAGTCAATCGTAGGATGCCATTGGTAGTGGCTGTGAATGGCAACATCTATCCCAGTCTCGGCATGGAAGTTTTGCGTGTGGCAGCAGGTGACAACACTGTGCAAGTCAAACTGTCGCCATTGGGTGTGGATCGCATGCGTGTGCCATCGTTTGGTCCCATTGTCACTGACAATCTGGGGCGAATCTGGATAGATTTTTCTCAGCAGAGTAGAAGCTATAGTCTCAGTGATCTACCCAAAGATTTTGGATCAGCCGTGGTCATAGTGGGTACCACTGCAGCAGGTCTTGGCAATCCAGTGCCCACCAGTGTTGGTGCTCGTTATCCGCATGAGCTACAAGCAGCGGTCATTGGCACCATGGCCAGTGGCACTGTGATTCAACGGCCGGCTTGGGCTGATGGTATGGAAATATTGGCATTGGCCATTGGTGGCGTGCTGCTTTTGTTTTTGACGAGGTGGACCTATGTGGGCATGGTTTCGACTGTTGCGTTGGTCGGTGGCAGCATTGCTGGTAGTTGGTATGTGTTCGCTAGCTTTTTATGGTTATTTGACGCAACTGCCTTTGCAGTTGGCATTGGACTGGTCGCTTTGCACGCCTACGGCATCAAGTTTGTATCTGAGTTCTTACAAAAGCAGCAGATAAAAAAGCAGTTTGGAACTTATTTGAGTCCAGCCATGGTAGAAAAATTGCAACAGAATCCTGAGCTTTTGAAGTTGGGCGGTGACACACGCGAGCTCAGTATCATGTTCACTGATGTGCGTGGCTTCACCACTATTTCCGAGCACTACGGCGCGGATGTACAGGGTTTGACCCGAATCATGAATCGATACATGACTGCCATGACAGCCAAAATTTTGGAAAATTCAGGCACACTAGACAAGTACATCGGGGATGCGCAAATGGCATTTTGGAACGCACCCTTAGACGACGCTGACCATGCAAAAAATGCTGTGCGCACCGGTTTGGCTATGATGGGAAGTTTACAGGCATTCAATGATGAAATTGCAAAAGAAGGTGTTCCTCCCTTTGGTATGGGTTTGGGAATTAATACTGCCAGTGTTGTGGTGGGCAATATGGGCAGTGATCAACGTTTTGACTATACTTGTCTTGGCGACGGTGTTAATTTGGCGTCAAGACTCGAGGGCCAGTCTAAGCCGTATGGTGTCAAAATTGTGGTTGGATCTCACACTGCGGAACAGGTAAAAGACGAATATTTTGTATTGGAACTGGATACCATAGCTGTCAAAGGCAAAACCCAAGGCGTTGACATTTACACTGTACTGTGTGCCATGGACCAAGTCAATGCAGAATGGTTAGACGATCGCGAGGTGCATGATACTATGTTACATTGCTATCGTCAACAACAATGGGCCACCGTGATCAAACTGCTGCAAAACCTCGACGGTTCATTTGATAACACTATGGAAGCCTACTACAAAATGATGGCTGAACGTGTTGAGGAGTTGCAAAATGCAGGACTGGATAACACATGGGATGGCGTCTACCGAGCCACATCAAAATAGTGCGCACAACCATTATCAAAATATGTACGATGAAATGATAGCGCAGTATTGGTTAGATCGGTGGGTAAAGACTTGGTTGCAACTTTGGTTTTTGCCAATGTATGTTTTGGGTTCAATCAGCGATGGTAGTATGTCTAATCTTTGCCAAGCCAACCCAAGACAAAACACGTATGTAAAACCATCCGATATCAAACTCCCACCAACGATGTGACAGCTTGGCCGAACCTGGTGCTAGGTGATGATTGTTGTGCAACTCTTCGCCGCCAATAACAATGCCCCAAGGCACAAGATTGCAACTACAGTCTCTAGTTTTCCCATTTTTGTATCCCCACCAATGTGCTAAGCCGTTGACAACGCCCGCGGCCCAAAACGGAATCCAAATCATTTGAACTGCCCATACTGCTAGGCCCCACCAGCCGAATATAGCTAAATCTACCATCAACATTATCAGCACCCCTAACCATGGCAAACCGCTGTAAATTTTTGTTTCTATCCAATCCGTGGGAGTTCCTGAGCCGTATTGGTCAATCATGACTCGATCTGTACTGGCATGATTGTATAACCATGCTCCACCAAACAGCACACGTGCGATTCCCCACACATGCGGTGAATGTGGATCTCCAGGACGGTCGCTGTGTCTGTGATGACAACGATGTATGGCTACCCATTCACGTGTCTGCATAGCAGTGGTCATCCACAGCCATAGTCGCATGAAATGTGCTACCACTGGATGAAATTCCACCGATCGATGGGCCTGACTGCGGTGTAGGTAGAGAGTAACGCACACAATGGTAATGTGAGTCATTACCAGGGTGGCAATAATTATGGTCATTGTTGCTTGTCTCGAGGTCTAAGAGGTTCGTCGGCCAATGCTTTTTTGAATTTCTTGTCTGCTTCGGCATCTACTTTTTGCACTTCTAGTACACGTTCGCTTTCAATTATTTTACCACGCAAATGCAGCACAGTGTTGACTTTTTGGTTCATGCGTATGAGATCATTGTCCAGCATACGAATTCGGTCGATCAACGCAATTAGAGTTGTGTTGGCCTCACTGAGCACAGGTTTGATTTCTTTTGTGGCCCAGACCCACACATAGTATATGAGATACCCCATACCACCTGCGGCCACAATGGGGAAACCATACTTATTGATCAGGTCTGCTAGGTCCATGTTTTTGTTTTTGTAAAATTACTTTGTTTTCTTTCACAACAACCACAAACGTATCACCTTGTTGTACATCTAGTTTTTCTGGGGTAAGCTCATCGTCCATGATGAAGCTGCCGTCCCAAATTTTGTGGAAATTATAACCGAGAAATAACATGTCAATCCCTTCTTGCGTCGTTTTTGCCGTCGGCCCTGGCAATTCTGTCTACGTCAGGTTTGAGGCCCAGCGCATTACTGACCACAGTGTCAATGCGAATCACGTCGTGATTCATGGTCTTTACTCGGTTATCCAAAGCTCCAATGATTCCTTTGATACCATTGACTGAGCTGGTGACCCCGGCTAGAATGAATTTCAGAGTGAGAAACACAAAATAGCCGGCCCCAAGAGCTGCAGCTATGGGGAACCCAACTTCTGCGACCAGTTTGAAATATTCACTCATCAGCTACTCCACAAGTATTTATTGGCGCTGCACTATGGTAAAAGTTGTGCTGCCGCCGCGATTGACTCTTTGCCATACCGGAATACCATCCTGTTTGATATCTACCACTGCGTCAGCTTCTTTGTGAATACGCAGCTCTGTGACATGATTGTTGATGCGTCGAGTCAAAATCAAACGATCTTCGTCGTCTACCCGATAACGCAATAGACTGTTGGGATCATAACCTGGTAGCATACCATTGTCCAAAAGGTATGCTGTAGCCGCCCAAACATTGGCACCAAATGCATCTAACTCATTTTGTAAAAAAGTATTTTCAAGAAAATCTTTGTCTAACCATGAGTTATCTAGGTAATTTTTTTCTAACTCGCTGTACTTCAATAGATCTACATTGAGTAGATTGTATTCAGGTCCTGTGGCAGCATTTGCTTGACGATCGTCTCTGATTTCAGGTGGGGGACTCACAATCAAAAGATTGTTTATATTGCCTGGATCAACGGTGATAATGGTGGGCTGAGAAGGAGGTTGATTGCGACTGTTGATCATGGTAGCTTGATATGCCTGTGTAAGGATTACACGACCCACATCGTTGAAAACTTCTATAATACCTGTGACACAGGCACGGTCGTCACAGCTGGGCAGTAGCATGACCAGGCTGCGACCTAACTCATCTACGGTCATTGAAAAATCTGTGCCACGCACTGCCACAGTGGCCGTGGGTGTGGTAACTGCAACATTTTGTGGTGAGTTCTTGGCTATCTGCCCAGATGCATATCTGGCCGTGCCCAAGGCCATTTTCATGGCCAACTTACCTGTGCCTTGTCTTGCATCATAAACAAAATCGTCGATTATCAACTTTGATTGTTCAGTGATTTTGACTTGCGTTTTGTCAACAAAGGTCAGCTCGGCTCGGGCCCGAGCCGTTACCACGGTATCGTTCATTTCAATCGCAGTGCCAGTTTGACTGGATATGCTTTGTTTGTTTCTTACTATTTCGGTGGGTCCTGTTTGAACCGTTACAGAACCCACTGCAGACCAAACATCAATTGGTCTGGATAATAGTAACAATATTGTTGTTGCCAGTAGTAGATGCATTGAGTGTCTTTGCTGTTGTACCTGACGTTGTGACGCTGATAGTGTTGGTATCGCCCGCAACTGTGTATTGCATGTTTACTGCCCCGGTATTGGTGCTGGTATGTGTCACAGTGTTGGTATCTCCAGTGACTGTGAGAATACTGGTATGATTGGCTCCGGCCCCCAGTGTTTGTGTCAAAGTGTTGCCGTCTCCCACAACAGTTTGCGTAATTGTACTACCACTGCATGATGCTGCCACAGTGGTACCGCAGGTTATACTACTGATATTGTTGTTACCGGTTAGTGACACAGTGAGATCGGTGCTGGCACCATTCACAGTGAACTGCAGCTCATTTCCTGCACCAATTTGATCAATGGTCACGGTGTTGGAACCGCCTCCTATGAACGAAGGTGTCAACTCCTCACCGATAATGTTGCTGGCCCCGTCTTGTGTAACTGTAATTGTGCTGCTACTACCTACCTGTTCAATGTATATTTCATTGGCCCAGGCAGTGGTGCCTAACCACAGTGCGATCATTGCTGCTAGCCCTTTATGGGTCTTTGTTTTCATTTTTTATTTTGCAGTCGAGTTGACCTCTTCTGCACTCCTTGGCTGTTTGAAACGCCACAGTCCGCGACGTTCGCCTGCGATGATGGTTTCATACACGGCCTGTTCGATCGCCACTCGAACAGCATAGGTTGCGGGCTCGTTGAGAGCAGTGCCGGCTTCAATTTCCACAGCTCGTGTGCCTGCATCTACAAATCTCAACAGCCCTGCGTTCTGCATGGTACTATAAATGGTCTTGCTGACCGCGGTGTTGATCAACACTTCTCCGGTATGCACTGATATAAACCGCAATGCAACAACCACTTCATCCACTCGATATTGTATGGAATTACCTATGCCCATGATTCTAGCACCAGCGCCACCTGAACGTAGATTAGAATCATAACCCACAACGCCACCTTCGATCATGATTCCAGCAACCAACATGGGTCGCAACGGTTTGGCATCTTTGCCTTCGTATACTTCTCTTTGATTTCTAATCAACTGACGTTCTTTGATAAGATTGTCTAGGCCCACTCTTTCTACCACTGTGAACCAACGATCGCAATCTTGCAGAGCTTTGATCAAAAATACCTCTGCGCCCTGTGTCACGGCCTTGCTGAACACTGCAAGCCTATCATTGGGTTTCATCTGTCCAGTCTTGTCAGAAAATCCGTATACCGCAATGGGTATAGGCGGTCCGTCTAGCTCGGGTAAAGTTTTGAGAAGTTCTACTCGTGGCAATGCCTGCGGTGGTTCACGCTCGGTGTCCCAGAGCACTACAGCGCAGCCGGTCAGGACCAGACTGCACACAAGTATTATGACTTTGGTCAAAATGCAAAAGTTCCTATAGGCACCGCGATTTCGGTGGTGCCTCCTCCCGAGTCTCTAATGCTCAAGGTCACATCAGTGGCCGATTTTGTCCAGGATATGCTGGTGCCTTGAAAATCCATGGCACCGCTGTTGGAGCCATCAGAAAACATTGCATCTGCCAACTGTTTACTGAGTTGAGCGTAGATCCGGCTTTCTACGTTTACCAAAAACTTGGCTAGATTGGTGTTCTTTGCATCACGAGCAGCTTGATCTGCAGCAGCTTTGGCTGCATCTGCAATGGCTTTGCGACGTTGTGTTTCTAGCTGTTCGATGGTCAGCACATGGCTACTGTATCCCACACCGTTGAATGCCGGTGAATTGAATTGGAATGACAGCTCTGTGGCTCCTGCGTTCAAGGCGAGGAGGCACAATCCTATGCTTGTTATTGTTTTTCTCATAAGAAACCTCGCGTGGTATTTACGCGAGGTTAGCTTATAAAAAAGTATAGGTTTTTTGAATTACTTGACTTTGGCAGCGCGAGGTTTTTTGACCACAGCTTTGGGTGTTGGTTTTTTGGATCTTGATTTAGGTTTGGCAGGCTCTTTGTCTGCCTGTGTGGTGTCTGCAATCACTGGCGAGACTACAGGTTCTGTAGCAACATGGTTTGTGACCACAGGCACTGGTTTTTCTTCGACCACAGGAGTTGGCACCGTGTTGGACACGGGTTCAGTGTTTGATTGTTTGAGTTTTTTGGATGTGGCATGATTGAGCCACCAGAATACTCCCACAGCTCCAATCATAAACAAAATAAAAATTTCCATTTGTATCTCCTATCAAGTATTTAGTGGGCATATATCAAAACCAATCAAAAAGAGCAGAAAAATGTTGCACTGCAACAATAATGTCATATATAATACAGTTGAGGTGCTGAATGACGGACCTCGCAGTAAACTACTACACAAGGAGATTGATATGTTTACAACCGATTTTTATATTGATACCGTGCAGAGCGGCAAAAAAACATTTGTGAACACTTTTGTTCAGCACGAAGCAGTGAAAAAATCCCTAATTGATTTCATTGACAGCCAAACGGCATACACCAAATCAGTGGCCAAGGTCACCACAGACCTGGGTACCACCTTGGCTACAGAATCAGTCAAGCAGTTGTCTGATTTTGGCAAAATGGACTACAGCAAATTTGATTTTACCAAGATGTTTGCGCCTGCCAAGTAAGGTGTTGTTTTTCTACAACCCTGCTTAGGCAGGGTTTTTGTTGACCAAAAAAACCAAACTGTTGTACAATGGCTGTACTATGAAACATTCAACTTTCACAGTTCCTGCCACACCTAATAGACGGCATCGCGCACTGTTTGACAGTGAACTGCCTTTTCGCGGTCGTAAGGAAAAATCACGTGTGCGATATCAACGTCGCGACAAACATCGAGGTCGACACAGTGAAATGGCGTCATAGTTTGGTAGTGGCTGCTGCAGTTTTGCTGGCAGGCTGTTCTGTGTCCAAACCTCCCAACACAGTGCCATTCAATGTGGCCATGTTGCCGGCTGACTGCAGAAATAGGCAAATAATGCTAGATTGGTTAGAAAGTCAATCTAGAATACCGCAACACCGATCTGAAACCGCACAAGACTTTCAAAGGACTCGCAATGAAATTCGTAAAAAAATTTGGGACATACGTTATCATTGCCAGCCTGTCTAGTGGTTGTGCATCTGTTGGCCCCACACAGAATTCAACCTACATGACCATAGAGCAGTTAGGCCAGTTTGTGCCAAACTGCAAAATACGTGATGAACAAATCTCACTCTTGATGAGCCAATATACCAATGACCGGGACGAATTGGCTTTCAGCTGGCGTGGTGTCACAGGAGAAGCTCGCAGGGCCAATCAGATCATTAGACATCATGTGATTTATTTGAGGAGCTATTGTTGAAATCTGCAGCGTGGCTTGTGTTGTTACCGCTCACTGCCTGGGCCGACTGTGTGTTGCAAGATCGTGTGGTGCAACGCAATGAAACAGTGATTCAAGAGAGGTCACAGTTTCGCACCGAAGTGGTACCTTTGCCAGGCGGCAATCGCAAATGCATGGTCAATTTTAGAGCCCGAGTTGGAGTTGATTGGTACACAGCCTACGGTGAACATGAATGGCCTGGTGATAGACCGCGCGAAGAAGCCTGTGCTAGAGCTGTGGCACAGGCAGATAATCATGTGCGTGAACAGGCCGGGCGCACTCAAACCGCATCTGAAAAGGTGTTGATCTGTTCAGACAATCCTGATCTGCGCAATCTACGACAGACCAACCCTGGCACTGTGGGTCGTCTGGCTCAGTTTCGACCGCATCCTGAACGACCAAATCTATTTTGGCACAATGGTGCTCAATGTCGTTACTTTTTAGATAGTCAGTATGTAAGGTCGGACATTCGTACTTGGGAAGGTGTAATTTGCCAAATTGGTCAAGATGAATGGGTAGTGGTAGACAAATTCTAGTTGCCAAAGATGTTGACCCATAACTGTTTTTGCTGTATAATAGTGTATCTCAATTTTTATCGGAGTAATTTATGAAATTGGTTCTGTCAATGATCTCAGTATTACTGTTGTCTGTGTTTGTGCTACTGTTGCCCGGATGCGGAACCATTGGTGGTGCAGTCAGCGGCGCAGGCACTGATCTGCAAAAAGCTGGAAACTGGATCAAAAATCGATAAAAGGACAATCATGCGTACCCTAATTATTTTATCTGCCGTTACTTTGTTGGCGGCTTGCAGTTCAGCGCCCAAAGAAAATTATGAACGCCGGGCATGGGAGCAACAACAGCAACGATCTCAGGCCGTGAATCGTGCTTTGGAGCAGGCTCCCAAATGGATGACCGAATTGCCCAGCAGTTCCAACGCTGTATTTGCCACAGGCAGTGCTGTCAGCGGTGATCTCAGTATGGCTGATAACAAAGCCAAAATGGTTGCCTATAGCAAAATCTGTATGGCAGCCGGCGGGCGAGTTGATCAACGTGCTCGCACTTTTATTCAGGATTCAGATTCGGGCACCTATGAATCGTCCGAAATGGCAATCCGCAGTATGTGTCCCGGAGTGGATATCACTGGTGTTGAAACACGCGATATCAAACGTGTGAACGAAAATGGACGATATCGCACCTATGTGCTGGTGGCTCTGCCCACAGGTGACGCCAATTTGCTACAGCAACGCAAAGATCGTCTGCGTATGCAAGAGTCAGCTGCGCGTCGAGGCGAAGCTGCATTCCGCGAAATGGACGCCGCCAAACCGCAGTGAGGCAAAACCACAGCTATAAATAATGCGGCCCAATAGGCCGCATTTGCTATCATGGCACAAGATAACCCTGCAGAAAATGATCTAACTCACACACAGGCCTTGAACGATGCAGGCATGTATGTGTTCACAGGCACGGTAGACATGGATTCAGTCCGACCAGTGATCGAGTGGATTCTTCACGAGAACTGGGTCAGCAAAAAAAGACGCAAAGAGCTGCTGCTGATGATTTGCTCAGAGGGCGGCGATATGTCTGCGGCCTTTGCACTGATAGATGTCATTAGAAGCAGCAAAATAGCTGTCAAGACTGTAGGACTGGGGTGTATTGCTAGTTCAGGGCTTATGATTTTTTTGGCAGGCACCCGTGGTCGGCGAGTGCTCACACCATATACCAGTATTCTCAGTCATCAGTTCACTTGGAATTCAGATGGTAAGACGCACGAACTGTTTGCTACCATGAAAGAATTTTCACTGGCACAGACACGTATGATCAATCACTACCGTACCAGTACAGGACTGGATGACGAAACCATAAAAGCAGCACTGTTGCCGCCTCATGATGTTTGGCTATCGGCCGAAGAAGCACTGAAATGGGGAATCTGTGATGCAATCAGCGATATCAATCGCTGATTATTTGACTTCGGTCACTGCCGATACCACTGATCCTTGACCGTATTGGCCTATCAATAGACGTCTGGCCAATTCATAGTTAGCTGCTACAACCTGCGCTGTGATCACAGTGGCCTGACGAGGTAGTTTGATTCGGGCAGTGAATGTTTTCATTCGCCGCTGCTCTAGGTCACTGATTTTCATTGTCGTCGTTTCTTCCGGCCAAGAGTTTGAATGTCTGTTTTTGGCGCTGTGGCTTGTGCGGCTGCTCTGGCGCCTGGACCTTTCAGCCTGGGTGCAGTGGTAATAGTGTCAAGGGTGTCAGTGCTGAGGTCAGCCCCAGGCACAACATCCGCAGCACCAGATTCTGGTTTACCAACTGCTGATCTGGGGCCTTTGGCCAAAGTAATTTTCATTGCATTGCTCTGGGTATCAGTCCAGCTGGGAAAACTAACCAGCAGTGTGTTGGCAGCATTTTTGATATCTTCAGGCGAAGCCACATACATGAATCTGCTGATATCTTTGTCCATGATAATGATACCATCAAATTCTTTGGCATCCTTATAGACTTGGAAGCTGGCACCCAGCATTTCGCGTTTGAGTTTTTGACCATCTATGTTGCCATCTGACCCTACCACATTGTTGGCAATGGTCTTGGCGTTGACTCCTTCGGGGTAATGCATCTGTAACATGTAAGTGAGAGCAGTTTTGACTTTTTTAGGATCGTTATCAAAAAACTCTGAGAATCCTGCCATATTGAGTTTGGGGTTGAACACTGTTGGCTCAGGTATCTGCTTGCCTGGCATGAGTTTGGTCAGCACTGGCACAAACTCGCGCTGAAATCTACCAGCCAAACTTTGACTACCTGCTGGACCAATGCGTCCGTTTTCGCCGGCCTTGAGTTCGACTTTGGTGCCATTGACATCAAGATCTCCTGGTGCACCTCTGCGGTTTACCTGGGGGCTGAGAATGTCTAGCAAATACTCGCCTTTGCCTACGTCTCCCATTTCACCAATTTTGCCCGAAATGTCTCGGAACACTGGCACTTTGATAGAGTTGAATACATCTTCATAGGCATTGTCGATGATGTCTGCTGTGGTATGAATCTGAACCGGAGTCAGTAATTTGTTGGCATTGAGGATGCCATCCGCTGCCAGTTTTTTTAGAAATCGTTTGATTGTGGTGTCTGGCAAGTCACTGTCCGCCAGTGCCTTGAGAAATACCGAACTCACTGTGTCCTTGTAAGATCTCAGTGTGGTAAATGTTTCAACATCTTTCTTTAGACTGAATTTTCTAGTGTATTTTAGCACATCAACCAAATCTTGTTCATCGGGTATTTTGTCTATGCGCTGTTGAATGGCTTGTCGAACTTCTTGTGGAGTTTCTTCCAAATCTTCACGTTGTTCAACAATGGTTAGATAACGACGTATGAGGTTAGAGTTTGAATAGGTTGCAGACATGATAGTATTTGTGTTAACATATATTTATTGCAAGGAGAATTTATGCCAAACCTAGTGCCAGTGGTGTTAGAACACACCTACAAAGGCGAACGCAGTTACGATCTGTACAGTCGTTTGCTCAAGGATCGTATTGTAATGTTAGATGGTGAAGTCAGTCAGGCCACTGCCAGTTTGGTATGCGGTCAGTTGCTGTATCTTGAGTCTGACAACCCTGACAAAGCTATCTCGCTGTACATCAACTCACCTGGGGGATCTGTCACAGCAGGCATGGCCATCTACGACACCATGCAGTTTATCAAACCCATGGTTCATACTATTGTGATGGGGCAGGCAGCCAGCATGGGATCATTGTTGGCATCAGCAGGTGAACCCGGACATCGCTATATCCTACCCAATGCCCGTCATATGATTCATCAACCACTGGGCGGTGCATCGGGCCAAGCCACAGATGTTGAAATTCAAGCTCGTGAACTGCTGCGATGGAAACAGGTCTTGACTGATATATATGTGACTCACACCGGACAGACCTATGACCGTCTCAAAGCAGACATGGAGCGTGACAACTTCATGACTGCCAGCGAATCTGTTGCATATGGTCTAGCCGACAAAATTCTAACCAAACGTGACTCTTAAGAATAACTTTTGTCCCAGCCCTTGGTTCCACATGCGCATCAACAATGCAGGGCACTATGAATACTGCCGTTGGGCTGACAAATCTCAGCGCGGCGCTGAGCCAAACATTGTTGATGTTGCACCATTGCAGTATTTCAAACATCATGTGTCGGATATTCGCCAACTGTTGATCAACGGTCAACGACCGTCAGGCTGTGCAGAGTGTGCAGTGATGGAGCAGCATGGTAAAATCAGCGGCAGACAACGTCAATTGTTGAAAATCGGAGTGAGATTAGAGCATTTTGACAAGTCATTGGCCAGCTCTCCATGGGTACCAATTTTTACTGCAGAGCACTGCGATCAAACGCCACAGGATTGGCAAATTGATTTAGGCAATTACTGTAATTCAGCTTGTGTGTTTTGCAGTCCGCACAGTAGCTCACGCCTGGCTCAGGAATGGCAACGCATCGGTATCATTGACCAGTTGCCCAAGCCCAGTTGGGCCGATGATCCTGTTATGGTTGACAGGCTGATTGCTGCTTTGACTGAATGCAAACACATTCAATATTTGCATTTCATTGGCGGTGAGACAGTGATCACGCCGGCTTTCAAAGTGATATTGCAGCGTCTGATCGATCACAAGCTCAATGTCAATGCCACCATTGGTTTTACCACAAATCTTACTGTTTGGGATCAAACTGTGGTAGACCTGTTGACTCAATTCCGCGGAGTAAATCTCGGCGTGAGTGTGGAATCGTTGGATGCTGTGAATGATTACGTGAGATGGCCCAGCAAAATTGATCAGGTGCGTACAACTTTGGTCCGATGGTTAGACCTTGCCAAACAGCACAATTGGTTGGTGCAGTTACGTATTACACCTACCATATTCACAATCTCCAAGTTGCTGTCGGTTTATGATTTTGCATGGCAAAACCAACTGGCCATAGAAAGCTGTAATTTTTTGCAGGAGCCAGCTTTTATGAGGCCTTCGGTGCTGCCCGTGCAATACCGTCAATCAGTTATCAACAGCATGCAACGCTGGATAGATCAACGAGGAATCAGCGCAGCTCCGGTGGTCAACACCAGAGACCCCACAGTGGCCAATTTGCATAATGTGCAAGACTTGCAAAGCTATGTCACGTACCTTGCTGACATGCCAGACGAAAGTTTCCGCATGCCCGAACTGGTACAATTTATCAAACGATTGGAAAGCAGTCGTGGCAACTGTGTTTTAGATTACTTACCCGACTATGATGAACTTTTTAGATCTGCTGGCTACTGATTTCAAACTGACCATTTCAGTCAATGGCACTGTCAGTGAGTCAGGATTGTTGGATCCTTTGGTATTCAGAGAAACAGACACAGTGACCGTGGATGGTTTTGAAGTTTTGCCAAGATATCAACATCTGGCTCAACAAGGAAGATTGATCATCGATGAGTCATTTTATCAATGGCTGCATCGAGTGACCAATCAGGGGTGGCTGCTAAAGCCGCAGCCTCAGATGTATCCGTTGAATCGATCAGTTTGACCGTTGCGATACTCAGCCCAGGCCACGCCCCATTCTACCAAAAAGTCCCAAACAGATTGTAACATTTTCATAGTTTAGCTCCAGTTAGTGTACATAAATTGACGTTCCCAGTGCTCAACATCTGCCGGGGTCTGTGGGTTACGACTTGCAATAAAATGTTCCAAGCGTGATTGGTAATCAGCTTCGGGAAGCATTTCGGCCAGCCGTTCTAACAATTTTGTCATTAGTTCGGTCATGTTTTTCTCCTCAATGCTATTTACCTCAATGTTGTTGCAACGCAACAAAAACTAATGGTTTCTACTGATGTTGTGGAAAAACCACAGTCTGGTTGCCCAAAAATTGTGATTTTGCTACAATAAACACTGTAGATAATTTTTGGAGTGGGCTGTGGCTTACATGATTCTTCCCAACATTGATGGCAAGTTTCAAGCTCGCAAAGGCCTTGAAGGCCCTTTCAATTTTTCAGGGCGTGTTCTTTATTATGACCCCAAAGAAGGGGCTTACTACGACCCGCTCACTGACTTTTATGTAGATCAAGCCGAAATGGACATGATCAATCAAGAATTTTATGAACGATTCAAAAGATAATTCAATGTTGTATTTTGCCTACGGTATGAACACCAACCGCCAGGGCATGGCCTATCGCTGCCCTGGGGCTCGCCCTCTGGGAGCGGCCACCCTGTTGAATCATCGATTTAGGTTTGCGGGTCCCGCAGATGTACAGGGTGATCACCGCAGCCAGGTTCATGGTGTGCTATGGCTTATCACTGATCAGTGTTTGGCCAGCCTTGACATCCTGGAAGGATATCCTGGTTTTTACGGCCGTAAGTGGGCCTATGTGCGATATCAAGACACAGAAATCAAAGCTTTGGTTTACTACATGCAACCGGGCAACAAAGACCATGCGCCTTCCCCGGGATATTTTGACATGGTTCTCACGGGCTATCGAGACTTTGGTGTGCCCGAAGCACAGTTACACAACACCATGGTCAAATACCATAAACGTCATAACATGCAAGGAACCTATCATGAAATGGTATGCCGAAGTCACTGAGTGGAACAATGGTACCCGCAATGGTATCTACCTCATGAATGACAGCCGCAGCAAAGTCTATGCCTATCGATCGCCGGTGACCAAAGACATCAAGGTATTTGCCAACCCGTTGCGCATTGATCTGCGTGGGCGCAAGTTCAAAATCAATGCTGTGCAATTCCGTCATTCGGTCACTGACGAACCGCAGGAAGGTCGCTCATGGTCGGTGGCTGGCAGTGGGGGCAATAAGTATACCGTGTCAGAAAATCTGGGCAAATGGACCTGTACCTGTCAAGGATTTACATTTCGTGGCCAATGCCGTCACATCACAGAAACTCAAGCAAACAATAGTTGACGATCGCCACACATGATTTGTGTAGTAGTTCCACGGCTCAACAGCAACGAAATTTCAGCCCTGCTGACAGAACTCAACGCCATGGGTTATACAGCAGGTCGAGATTTTGATTTTGCGTATCGCCCTGGCCGGTATGACTACGAACAAATGAAAGAAATAGACAGATACACAACTTTCACTTGGTATAATGAATCAGCTGGCACTTGGTTTGCACTGAGGTGGTCATGAGAACCAGTATTTGGTATCGCAGGGAACTGAAAAATCCCGATCATTCGGGTTATTATTTCGCTTACCGTGGGTGGGGTATGGGCGGTAAAGCCGACGGCGATCGTGATTATGGTTATCTTTACTATGACCGAAAACGAGATCGCTGGAGAAAATACGACAGTTTTGACAAAGATGATTCGGTCATAGTATATTATTGGACTGACGCCGATCCACATCAATGGGTAGAAGATGATCCTCCCAGTGTAGTATTAGAACAACAGCAGTATGAACACAATGTCACATTGGCCAGTGCTTGGGCTGATGTTCAAAAGGCCATTGAACGATACAATGTGATCAAAAATTTGGTGCAGAAATGATCCATTCTTGGCAATACAATGGTGTGGCACCCTGGAATGACATTGTAGTGTGGTGTATGCAAAATCTTTATCATGGCGGACATTATGAACCAAATTGGTGGACCAATCAGCAGGAGACATTCAATTTCAAGGATGAAAAAGAATATATGTTATTTTTGTTGAGGTGGTCATGACCGTAACTTATAAACCATTAAAAATGTTTCCTGAAATACTAACTCCTGTGTTACACAAGGTTGAGTATCATACCAGTGCCGAAGATTATCAAGTGAATATGTGGCTAAAGGAAAATTGTAAAAGTTATTACTACCACAGTCCCGGATGGATGAAGGAAAAGTTTATTCAATTTGAAGATGATCATGATGCAGTGATGTTTGCCTTGAAGTGGTCATGATGGCAGAAAAAATCTTTATGGAGCGAGATCGATTTGTTCTTCGTGGTGATGATCGTGACATCATGGTGCCTGCTCAACATCGGAAGGCAGTGGTGCGTTGGTGTAGGCAAAATAAAATTGATCTAGAGTGTCCACTGAGCAAAGACAATCAGGCCATTGTAAAAGATTACTTTGGCGTAAATCTTTGGCGTGTTCGAGATGAGCAACAACGAATGTGGTTTGTCATGAGGTGGCAATGAAATTTCGTATGATTGAGTTAGGGTATCGCAGCACACCAGACTATCCCTATGACTATAGAATCGAACTTATAGAGTATGGGTTAGACGAACAAGAGAGAATGCATGATTGGCTAGATCAATCAAAAATACCGCACACCTCGGCTGGTAGAAATGGAAATGTGCTCTACATGCGTAAGCGTGAAGCCATGTGGTTCTCCTTGATATGGTCTTGACATGTCGGTCAAATCAGTGACTGTGAAAGCTTTACCCTACCAAGTTCGCATCAAAAAAGAACAGCATGACCGAGCCCAAGCTTGGTGTCGACAGGAATGGGGCCAACGGTGGTCAGCGTTGGATAACCGTCAAGGAACCTGGTGCTGTTTTTGGGCAGGGTTTAGGGACGGTGGCGGCTACAGATACCACTTTGCTAACGAACAAGATGCTGTATTATTTGCTTTGAGGTGGGCATGACACTAGATTGCATACATGATTTCATCGCAGCCTGGAAACAATGGGATCAGGCTGGGGATCGAGAACGAGACGGTGATAACACTCAGCCATTATGGAACGTTAGATTTCAAGATGCTGGATATTACGGTATAGAAGCGTCGCGTGAGGCAATACGCGATAATTGGCAAGAAATGCATCAATGGTGCGAACAACAATTTGGCAAGCAGCATTATGCATGGACTGGCAGCAGATTTTGGTTCGAATGTGAACCAGCGGCTGTGTTATTCACACTACGGTGGGCTTAGATAATTTACACAAAGTGAGTGATGATGTCATACCACGTAGACATTGCTGTGCCAGAAACCTGGACCTTCACATACTTAGATGTCATGCCTCTGAAATGGGCCAAGGCCAACTGTCCGAGCTATATTACCAACAATGCTGTGCAGCGCAGCGGGACGTATTATTATAGGTTCTTTTTTTCACAACAAAAGGATGCTGTGGCTTTTGCGCTGAAGTGGAAATAAAAAAGCCCCTTTCGGGGCTTTGTTTTTTATGCTTGGTCTACAAACTTCTTGAGTTCTTCGGCTTTGCTGACAATGTCCGTACTAGATGGAAAATCAGGCAAAGTTGGGAACGGAAGTGGATTTCGTGGTGCAGTCTCGTTTGCATAAACTTCACGGCTAGCGTTCCATTCTTGCAATTTAGCATCACGAGTTTGATATACTGGTGTCAACAAGATTTCGTTAGCCAGTTTGAGAAGTTCGAGACGGATCTCGTAAGGTGTTTTGCTCATGATAACCTCCTTTGTGTGTGCGTGTGTGTAACACGAGCATGTTTATTTATAAATGTAGTTTACAGTGTCAGTATTTTCTCTGTATACCAATGCGCCATTGCGCAAATGAAACCTCTGTGCCATTTCAGTTTTGGGACTCAGTGTCACAAAGGTTTGGATGTTAGGGTTTTCCTGTTGTATGGCCCTGCAGGCCTGTTCAATCAGTTCACGACCTGAACCAGGCACATAACTCCAAATGGTGTAAAACACCGCGGTGTTGGCATGGTCGGTTGGTTGCATGAGATCAATCACGTTGGCTGGTACCTGTGCCAAAAATTTGATGCAGGTCACTGCACTGGTTCCTTGGTCGGATCTCAACACATATACTCTGCCGTTATGGGTCACACGTTGATCCGCAGGAATCTCGGGTCGCACTGGATCGTCCTTGATCAAATCAAGTAATTCTGGATCGACCGAAGAAAAATATGTGAGCATGGCAAACTGCCAAAATATTTATTTGAGTAATAGTCGGGTACTTCCAATTTGGTCAGCGACTTTGTTTGCCAAATTGCTTGTGAGAGCTACTGAGATGTTGTATACTTGTTTCATGCTGACAAAACAGCATCTATTTAGGAGATTTTTAGAATGCGTATTAGTGAAAACACCAAAACCTACCGTTTGTTCCAGGCTCTGCACAGCGGTGAGACCGTGACCCCTGCTGCTGCTGCCAAACGTTTTGGCATCAAGAACATCAGCGCCGAAGTCAGCCGTATTCGTCAGGCCGGCTTCGCTGTGTATGCCAACAGCCGCAAAGCTGGCAATGGCGTGCAGGTAACCGAGTATGTGATCGGTCGACCCAGCCGCCGTTTGGTTGCTGCCGGTTACCGTGCTCTGGCCCTGGGCCTGTAAGCACTCGCTGGCCCGCTCCCAAGGGCCACTTAGGCAAAAAAGCCTGGTGCAATGCCAGGCTTTTATTTGACCATAAAATCTGAACGTAGTATACTGTGCACAAGGAGTAAACATGATTCTAAAACTGTTAGAACGTATGGGTCGCAAGCGCATAGTGTTGGATCGTGTGAGCGATGAACCCTATCTAGAACGCTATTACCTGTTCTTGAAAGACCGCGCCTGGTTCCCATTCAATGTGTTTTTGCACAAGTTTTTGAAATCCGATCCTGATGATGTGCATGATCATCCCTGGCCCTATTTCACTGTGATCCTGCGTGGCGGCTATTGGGAATGGGTGCCGCAGTTCAACAATAGTGGTGCAAAAATTGCAGAGATTGCTCACTGGAGAGCACCAGGTCACTTTCGTTGGTGCAGTGCCAACAGTTACCATAGAATTGAACTGGATCCAGGCGTGACCTGTTGGACACTGTTCATGCCCGGTCCTAAAAAACGTGACTGGGGGTTTTTGGTGCGTGGTCAATGGATACAGTGGGAACAATATTTGAAAATGAGGAAATCGGCATGAAATGGCTATGGCGTTATGTGTGGAATCGCATGAAAGAAATTGGCAACGAGCCTCAAGAGTCAGACAGCATCAAACCATCTAGGTTGACAACTGCAGGACCTGACACTGACTGGACCAACAATCTCAACATCATGGTCACTTCGGCTGTGGGTGGTAAAATTATAACCTTCCGTCGTTATGATCACAAAACCGACCGCAGTGACAACAAGATTTATGTTATACCCGAGGATCACAATTTCAATGAAGAACTAGGCAAGCTGATTACTTTGGAAAGTCTACGTTAAGTAAACACATGGATAATTTACTTCTAGTCTGTTTGTTCTATGCCATAGCTGTGTTCTATGCGGTGCGAATCCTGAGAGATGTGGTACTGGGATGGATGTACAGAACAGCATTGAAACGTGAACTAGAAATCAGAGCACAGCCCATTGAATTGTCAGTGGAAGAAATTGATGGTACTGTGTATGGTTGGTTGGTGAGTACCCAAGATTTTGCCTGTCAAGGTCGTACCTTTGGTGAACTACGTGACAATTTCAAACTACGCTATCCCGGCAAAAGCGCCTTGATTGCAGATGGTCCTGAAAATTTATTGATACGATTACGCCAAGAATTCAAAGATCTCAAACAAAATGAAAATCTCAATTGCCAGTGACCTGCACTTAGAATTCGGAAACTTGGATTTTGACAATCCGGAGTCGGCTGAAGTATTGGTGCTGAGTGGTGATATCTTGATTGCACAAGATGTCCGCGATCAGGACGCCCTAGACTTGTCCGGTTCACACGGGCGCAGTGAACGCTTTCATCAGTTCATGCAACGGTGTAGCGAAAGGTTCTCGCGTGTGATCTATGTCATGGGCAACCACGAGCACTACCATGGTGATTTTGCTACCACTGTGGCACATCTCAAGTCCAAATTTGCTTACATCTCAAATCTCCACATTCTGGATCGAGAGATTTTGACTGTGGACGGCGTAACATTCATTGGTGGAACGCTGTGGACTGACATGAACAACGAAGACCCTATTACGTTGTTACACATGCGGTCAATGATGAATGATTTTCGTGTGGTACAGAACAGCAACCGCCGGGTGTCTTTCAAAACCTATGAACAGATCAATGGAGTTGATGATCGCACACGACCTGTGTTTCATGAGCGAGCAGCTAAATTTTCGCCCGAAGATGCAGTGACAGAACACCGTCTGTTTGTAGATTATGTTCGTACCATTGTGCAAGGCAAGTACGATCAAAAGTTTGTGGTCTGTGGGCATCATTCGCCCAGCAAGGTATCCACGCATCCTAAGTATGCCAACGATACCATAATGAATGGTGGCTACAGCAGCGATCTCAATGATTTGATACTGAATCATCCGCAGATAAAACTGTGGACTCACGGGCACACTCATCACAGTTTTGATTACTGCATTGGTACTACTCGAGTGGTGTGTAACCCGCGGGGATATTTCAACTACGAAGAACAGGCAGATCAATGGCAAATCAAGACAGTAGAAATTTGACTCAAACCTCGGCCACTGGCGTCAAGGGATTTTTGATTCGAGGCTTTGATGATCATCTTTGGTTCCGTGTGTACCAGCCTGATCAAAGCTTCGTAGATTATGAAATCACTCACTATGATTGTGAAGTTGAGATTGTTGATACCAGCGCGGCGCTGATACGCTGTGATGATGGAGATTTTTTGGACTACACTCAAGCGAGCATGACCATTGTCAAGTAAAGTAACATTGACAAGAAATTCATTGGAGCGCATTATAACAGTGTTGGCCCTGGATGAAAACATTGTGCTGATTGATATCAAGCAAGACAGCTTTGGTATTGGGCAAGTACATGTGGTTACCTTCCACAAGCCCGATGGTCAAAGCTACGACCAAGACATAACTGACGTGAGTAACTGGTAATGAAAATATACATTTCAAAATATCGAGATCACTGGATCTCACCCTACACAATGTTGGACTATCTGTTCTGGTGGACTGATTGGTCCAAGTGCAGTCGTTGGAAACTGAGTCAAACTCTTGAAGACGAAGCAGCCACTTTGAAAGGTGCCAAGAGTCGCTATGTTGAGCATCCAGAATGGGTCGATCGTTGGTCAGATCGACTCATGCCCGTCAGCCGAGCCATTCAGTGGCTGGGCGAGCGTATCTATCCCAGAGTAGAGTATGTCAAGATTGACCGCTGGGACACCTGGGCCATGGATCACACCTTGGCTCACATTGTGCTGCCCATGCTGCGCCAACTCAAACGTGACAAACACGGGGCACCGCTGGTAGACGACGAAGATGTGCCCGAACATCTTCGCAGCACTGCTGCGGCGCCTAAAGAAAATGAGTGGGACACTGACAGCAATCATTTCCTACGCTGGGACTGGGTCATGGATGAAATGATCTTTGCGTTTGAATGCAAACTGGATGATAGTTGGGAAGATCAGTTTCGTTCTGGCGACATTGATATGCAGTGGATTCCTGTGGATGCCCATGGCAACAAAGTGCCCCGAGGTGAGCACAAATATTTTCAGATGGAACGTGGCCCCAAAGATACCTACCAGTGCGACTACAAAGGCATGAAATTGGTTCAGGATCGCATCAGCAACGGATTCCGCCTGTTTGGCAAATACTATGAGAGTTTATGGGATTGACCCAGTGACATCTAACAGAGCCAAAGGTAGACACAGCTATGATGCCACTGTAGGCAACAGTCTGGTTGAGTTTATCAATCGTTCGGCCACACCCTATCCTGTGGACGTGGGTGGCCCCAGTTTTGAACCAGTGCCTGTACAAAGCCAAAAAGACCTCATGGTCAATGCAGCAAGGATGTATGCACGACAGGAATATGATAGAATCATGGAACTGGTTGCAGTGTTACAGCGTCAGGCCGCGGACATTGCACATCGACTGGATATTACCGATCAAGTGAGGCAAGCCAAGTATGACTTCAAACTGTATCACGGCCAGTACTACTGGCTGGTCTGGGACAACAAACATCAAATTACCCGACTGTGTCACATCGGGCCTACAGATTGGAACACAGGTAAACCGGATGAATATGATTACATCGCACACATTCAGTGGCTGGGCGACAACACCTTTCGAGAAGTTGACTCAGATCAGCCTTGAGCAGTATCAAGAATTCAAAAGCCATTTTAGTTTTGAGGCTCTTAGAGGCAAAACTTATGGGCGTAGCTTCTGTGATCATTTTGGTATAGCAGACAATCTGTTGCTGTTCACCCGGGATCCTGCTTGGTGTGACAACTACATTCGAAAAGAATATGTGAATTTGCACAGTCAAGGCGCGGTGATATAACTAAAAAAATGCACCAGTTGCCCTTAGAAGAATATCAAGTTCGCACCGGAGACAGTTTTCATTGTGCAACCAATGTAGAAAAACCCTATGGCGTATTGGACGATATTTTAGACTGGTGCAAACTCAACATGCTGCAGGAGTGGCGATGGCAATTGGTACAGCCCAGCAGTGATGTTTCCCCGGGCAGATATATATTTTACTTTGACAGTGATCGCGACATGTGCGCATTCAAACTGCGCTGGGATTGACAGCTGGTTGACATCAAATTCTTTTTTTGCTACAATGCTAACTGTTTGGTCAATCAACAGGTGCAAAAATGGAACCCATCACTATCACTGGACTCAATGCACAGCAAGTAGAACTTTTGAACACCATGTGGAATCTGCCTGAGCTGGAAGATCTCATGGCATGGAAATCCACTTTGGACAGTCACAGCCAACAGCAGGTTGACTTGCTGATGCAGATGGTGGTGCTGGCGGCCACTGATCAAATCATGGGCGAAGATACCACTGCGGCTGCCGAATACCTTGAACAATTCCGCCTGTAAAATGCTCAACGAAGATCAACCCAATTGGTTCGCTGTGATGTGGGACTGCCATGGTCTAGAGGCTGTGCAGCACATTCCTGATCTCAAGTTGACCACTTTTGCTCTGTTGACCAACACAGAGCCGCCTGCAATGCCAAATCTTGCGCATTGGCGCCTGCGAGCCCAATTCAACAGCCAGCGGTATTATGAAATTTATTTGTTATCAGCTGAACCAGGCATTTCGGCCGATGATATCCGTGAGATGTTTGAAGCTGATCCACAGACCGCAGCTGATACCTGTCGTAGGCTGGGTCAAGTTTTTTACAGTGACAGAAATCAAAATCAAAAAGTGGCTATCACATGAGCGATGCAACCGCTGTTGATCTGGTCCATTTGAATGAAGATCTGCTGGCCACGCATGCCATTGATCCACGCTGGACCACCGGACCTTTTGTGCATCTAAAAAGTCTGGCGCCCCGTGGCAAAGGTTCAAAGTTTGAGCAAATTGCTCAGTCAATTTTTGAACAGCGTGGCATGACTGTGGGCAAGGCCACCAGTACCGACAATGATCGTACCGTGGATGGTGCCACAGTAGAAATCAAAGGTAGCACCATCACACAGGGCACCAATGATTGTTTTAGTTTCCTGCAGATCCGCCCAGCACAGGATTACGACTATTTGGTTCTGGAAACTTTTTGGTTTGATGGTACAGTGAAATTTCATCGCATTCCCAAATCCGCAGTGCATCAACTGGTGTCAGATGGTGTGTTTGTGCCGCAGCACGGTGGGCGCAAAGGCAACAGTGGTACTTTTATCTACAACGGCAATCTCACGCCTTTTGAGCCTTGGTTTTGGTTCCAGGTCAAAGTGCAATGACCGCACTGGATCCCAACATTTCTTTGGCCGATCTCATGGCCATGGACTATCGCTACAGTTATTCTGTGAGCGAACTTTGGGATGATTGGCAGCGGCTCAAACAGTGTCGCACATTCAAGTCAGGCAGTCAATTCAAACCTGGAATGAAACTGTGCCAGCACTTTTGTGACAATTTTTGGCATATCGAAAATGCAGCAGGGCAGAGCTTTGCCCGAGCTTGGCAAGATCCAGTGATCATGGATCGAGTGTTGCAATGGGGCCGGCAAGGCATGAGTCAACTGTGGTTGAGTTGGATTCGCCGAGCAGTGTTCATGAATGCAGGCATTGCCAACAGCAGTTTTTATCGTCCTCATTTTGCTCTACAACTGATACGTCAACATGGCTCAACTCAAGGCGTGTTGTATGATCCCTGTGCCGGCTGGGGCGGTAGAATGTTGGGCACTGTGGCCGCAGGTTGGAACTATCATGCCTGTGAGCCTAACCCTGACACTCACGCCAATCTAATGAAAATGATTCAGTTTGTGTCTGCCCAGAACCATGTCTGTGTTCGCAATCAGCCCGCAGAGTCGTTTGATGTTGGTACCATTGGTCCCGTGGACATTGTGCTGACCAGCCCGCCTTATTTCAATCTAGAAGTATACACCAGCCACAGTGATCAAAGCTATCACAGACATCCTACCTATCGAGACTGGAGTGATCATTGGCTGCGGCCTCTGATACAACACGGGCTGGCCAATCTCCGGCTGTCCGGAATCAGCGCCTGGAACGTGATGAATTTCAAAAATCACGATCTAGTGCAAGATGTCATTGATGCACACAGTCAACAAGGCTGGCACTTGGTTGATACTCTGGGATTCCGAAGCCCACTCAACAACATCCGAAAGTTGAAAAACAAGGATGTGACCTACATATTTAGACATCACAGTTACCGGCCACCAGTGACTTTTGAGTAATCTGTTGCTTTTTTGCAACATTGCCCGATTTGACCAAATATTGCCAATTTGCTATAATATGGGTATAGTAAGTAACAAGGAGCAGCAAATGGGTTGGATCAAAGACGGGGAACATATTACCGCACGTTATCTTGATGCAGTAATTTCAGGCACAGTAGAATCCAGCCGTGTGAAATACGGCGGGAAGGTGCAATATACCGTGGTGCTGGATCAGCCAGTGAGCTTGCGTTGGCGCAGTGAACCAGCTACTCGTCTGTTAGTTGATCAAGATGAAATTGTCTAATTGATAAGCGGAGATTCAGAATGCGTGTTTTTTCTGTGCTACTAGATAATACCGAAAACTACGATTTCTTGGGGGTGTTTGCTTCCCAGGAAGATGCAGATGCGTTTATCCGTCGGCAAGAGGGTTTTGTTCGTGGTTGGTATGCATATGGGATCGTTGCTTCTGAGCTAGGCGAAGAAGTAGATTTTCTTGGTGCAGTAGATTGGGATTGGGTTCACCCGGGAGCCGTCAATGTCTAACATCACAATTCAGCAGGTGAACTCTGCTATCATGTTTGGCAACTTCGATGCCGAACAGTTGAATTCCATTGCTCAGGCTGTGAAGTATCGGCGCAATCAGATTGGAAAGCAGCAGGCACGTAGTCTGCGACTGGGCGATTCGGTTCGGTTTGCCAGCCGTGGTATCACTTATTTTGGTACCATTGAGCGGGTCAAAATCAAGAATGCTGTGATCAAAGTTGGCAATCACGCCCGATACAATGTGCCCCTCAGTATGCTACAGGCCGCAAACGGTTGACCAAATATTGCCAATTTGCTATAATTAGGTTATAGTAAGCAACAAGGAGTTGGAAATGCCGGGTTTTGTAGATGTCAGCAACATGAGCAATCGCCAAATTCAACGCATGGGTCATCAAGATGATGTTGATCCGCGCGATTCGAACTACAGCTATCGCAATCTTGCTCATCGCAACCCTTATGGTTACAATCGTCGTCCAGTGCAATCTCAACCCAGTCAGCAGTACCCGGTGGATCAGGTGTGGGCCGCTGCCGCGGCTGCTCAGCGAGTGAACGGCGAGTATGTAAAAGAAGAACAGTGGATGCACAATGCCACTCCGCCTTATATCGCCAAACGCCGTAACCGTGACATAATGATGGACTTTTTGCGTGGAGTCGAAACCCTTACAGATCAAGATCGAGAAGCTGGCGAGCAGTGCCGCGCTTTTTTGAAATCAGATCTAACCTTCCGTGCGCTCAAAGGCCGGCTCACTGACTTTGATCAGGCTGTGAGCAAAGTACTGGCTGTGGATCAACAATTTGACATTGGCACTCATCGTTATGAGTTGGCCATCGTTGCCAGCTTGCCTGCTTCGGTCAAACGCAATCAAATTCGAGCCAACACCGAAGAGCGGGTAAAATTTGCCACGGGTGGATTTGTAGGACAGCCCGGGGACAAGGTCACTGCCAACGTAGAAGTGTTGAGTGCCTCGTTCAGTACAACCTACGGTTGCTGGTTTATTCGTGGTATTACAGACGCAGATCAGCCTGTGTTCTTCAGCTATCGTGAAGGCAAAGACGCTGGTACGTGGCTTACCATTCAGGGCACAGTCAAGGCCCATCGTGACAACTTGACTCAACTCAATCGTGTTCGGGTGCTGTGATGACCAAATTTATTCTAGGCGTTGTGGTTGGTATTGTGATTGCAAGTGTGGGCTTCAGCGGTATTGCCCGCATTGCCGACAAAGGCGTGCAAACCATTCAGCAACAAAGCCGTGATTTGGCTCAGTGATGAGCCATTACCCAACCAAAGTACAGCAAAAAGTGGTTGACCTAAAACTGCTCTTTTGCTATACTTGTGGTATGTTGTGCAACAACGCAACATTTTTCTTCAATCCCAAAGGCAACTTTTGAAAGGCAACATTATGTCCAATATCGAAAAAACTTTTACCGTGGCTGGTACCGCTCGTAACCCCGATGGCACTGTCAAGGCTCGTTTCGCCAACGACCTGGTGGCTCGTATCAAGATCCTCAACAAGGCAGGCTGTACTGATATCAACTTGGTTACCCTGCCCCAGGCAATGACCAAACTTGAGGCACTGCAGCATCTGCAGGCTCTGGGCATCACCGAAGGCGACGCAGGTTATGCTGTGGCCAACAAGCTGTCTGAAAAGGCGCGTGTGGCCAAGAAGGGCGAAGTCAAGGTACAGGCCAAGACTGCTCGTCCCAGCAAAGCCAAGCAGTCGGTCACTGCCGAGCAACTGGTGGCCGCAGCATCAGAATAAACTGTCTACCCACTCACAAAAAAGCGGCTTTCGTGCCGCTTTTTTGTTTTTGCCATACATAAAATGATGTCAGAATCTGATTACCTCACTGAACACGTGCGCAAAGTCATGCTGGAGCTAATGGCTGTGCTTTGGGCTAATGGATTTGAAACCTTGCACGTGGGTGCCGCAATGCGTTTGCTTGGAGTGCCAGAAGAGGCGGCTAGTGCATATGACAAAGAACAATTGGATCTAGCTGCCAATCTCAAAGAATATCTCAGTGCATTGGGCATTGACATTGACTCCGACACGCAGGCACCGCAAGGAACCACTCTGCACTGATGTCTATACTCAATGTCAGCTCATCCGAACCATTGTACATTGTGATAGTGCGTGATCCTCAGGCTGAAATTTTGCTCAAAAGTTGGGTCAAAGAAAACAGGGCCGAACACACACAAGTCAATGGCAATAGATTGTTGATATTCAATCAACATGCATTTACAAAATTCTGTATCACATGGAATCACAATTGGGAAATAACCACTGTATGGGATACATGGAATAGACGGCACATCTATATCTAAAAAACTATTGACCTTGTCTATGCAGGTGTATATAATACACAACACAAGGAGCAAGTATGACTACCAATCACGATGCAATCAAAGCTGCCTATGACAGCTACATTGCGGAAAATGAAAAATTCACGCAGAAGAATGTCAAGGCTTCTGCAGCTCGGGCTCGCAAGGCCCTGCAGGAAATGAGCAAAGCGATCAAAGAGCGCCGCAAAGAAATCACCGCGGAAAAAGAAGCCTTGACAAGCAAAGCCAAATCGCTCTAACACTAGGAGGCACACATGGACACAGTAATTTCTAATCCGGTCTATCGTTCAGCAGGACAGATCAATGCTGCCATGGGCAGAGTTTACTTCCACATGATGCTGGCAGTGATTACCAGTATGTTGATCAGCCTGTGGGTGGGAACCACTCCGGCTTTGGTACAGTTCTTTTTTGGCAGCTGGGTCAAATGGTTGGTTATTTTCGCCCCCTTGGCCGCTGTGTTTGTGGTAACCATTGCAATCAATGCTGATCCTCCCAGGCCCATGGCTGTGGCACTGTTGCACGGCTTTGCAGCCTTGATGGGATTGAGTTTTGCCACGATTTTTGTGACATTTCAAATGGGCAGTATTGTGGGTGCCTTCATGGGTGCTGCTGTGCTGTTTGCAGTCATGAGCCTGTGGGGGTATTTTACCAAGCAGAGTTTGGAAGGCTGGGGACGTTATCTACTGATCGGCTTGATTGCAGTGATCGTTGTCAGTATTATCAATGTTTTTCTTGGCAGCTCAGCTCTACAGACTGTGATCTCTGCTGTGGCTGTGTTGATATTCTTGGCTCTGACAGCTTACGACAGCCAGCAAATTCGTGAACGAGTCAGTGTGGAGGGCAGCACAGGATCAGAAGAAATCCTGGGCGCTCTGAGCCTTTACTTGAACTTTATCAATATTTTCCTCAGCCTGCTGCAACTGTTTGGGGATCGCAAAGAATGACCATGAAGTTTACCGCAACTGTGGTACCAGATCCAGACAACCCTGGTGAATTGTTGTTGGATCTAGGCACTGAACTTTGTGACCACATGGGGTGGGGCGTTGGAGATGTGCTGCAGTGGATTGACAACGAGGACGGAACATGGACACTAAAGAAAAAACTGGACTAACACAAACAGTGATAGCCAATCTGCAGGAACAACAACTGGAATCTAACTCCACCTCACAGCTTGGCATTTACGATTCCAGTATAGATTTGATCAGCTCTGACTTGTCTAATCTCACTTTCAGTAGCCAAACCCTGTGGTCCAACACCACTGGTGCCATAGGGTCTGGAGTATGGACCACAACCGCTCCCAACACAGCCATAAACACCGGCATAGGCCAAATCACATGGCCAAAGATCTCGCCCAGTCCCGTTGTGAACTCGGGGATCACAGTGGCAGGCGATGATGCTGACATTGTAATTCGTGGCAAAAGTCTCCTGAAATGGATGGAACAAATTGAACAACGTCTCAACATTTTACAACCCAATACAGAACTAGAACGGGAATGGGACGAACTGCGTCGCCTAGGCGATCTTTACCGAGAAATGGAAAACAAATGCAAAGAGAAATCACAAATGTGGAACAAATTGAAATCCATGCCACCTCCACAGACACCATGAACTCTAAACAACGTATCAATCACATTGTGAAATGGATCAAAGGCTATGCCCGCAGTGCCAAAATTGACACCCTGGTAGTGGGTATTTCGGGTGGCATAGACAGTTCAGTGGTAAGCACACTGTGCGCCAAAACTGGACTCAAAACCATTGTGGTACAGATGCCCATACGGCAAAACAAGCTGTTGAACAATCGCAGCTCACTACAAGCATCTTGGTTGTTGACGAGATTCAAAAATGTCACACACATGAGTTTAGACCTGACCACTGTGTTTGCGGCGTTTGAAAAAAAGGTGCAACCTTTTTGCAGTTCAGAGCAAGAACCCAATCCGCAAGAACAATTGGCCTTTGCCAACAGCCGAGCTCGCATGCGCATGATGACTCTGTATCAAATTGCTCAGTGCAACAACGGCATCGTGGTAGGCACAGGCAACCGGGTCGAAGACTTCGGTGTGGGTTTCTTTACCAAATATGGTGACGGCGGTGTGGACATTTCGCCCATTGGTGATTGCCTCAAAACTCAAGTTTGGGACATGGGCAGAGAGCTAGGCATCGAGCAAGAAATTATCGATGCTGCACCCACGGATGGGCTGTGGGACGATGGTCGTACCGACGAAGGTCAGCTGGGATTGAGTTATCCAGAACTGGAAAGAGCCATGGAGATGGATACCTGGGACCACGATGATCTAAGATATCGATCCATGTCTCGTGTAGACAAAACCAATCTTAGAAAATACCAGCAAATCAGGTCTCGCAACCTACACAAGATGTTGCCCATTCCGGTTTGCAAGTTACCATTATCTAGTGTATAATACACTCAGTTATTGAGCAAAATGGCAATTTTTGTACCGGATTTGATCCGGTTTTGCTACCTTCTCAGTAAGTAAAACTACCATGAATATTGTTTCAGCCCTTACCTCTGTATTGACTTTTTCTGCGTCTGCTGTGCTAAAGATCACGGGACTGGCAGCTATGGCAGTTTTGATCTATGGCATCGTGGATCAAAACAACACAGTGCTGGATCGCAACATCAAAGCCATGCCTGCCGGGTATGTCAGCATGACAGAAAAGTTCAAACAACTGGAGTGTCTCACACGCAACATATACTGGGAAGCTGCCGGTGAACCATTTGAAGGCAAGGTCGCAGTGGCGCAGGTTACCATGAATCGCTTGAAAGATGGCAGATTCGGCAATACAGTTTGTGAAGTGGTACACTCCAGAAATGTTGTATACCAGAAAGTAGTTTGCCAATTTACCTGGACTTGCCAAAATAGTCACAAGGTCAAACCTGTACATCCTGGTGCATGGCAGGAGTCTGAGTTGATAGCTCAAAAAGTTATGTTGGAAAATTTCCGTTTGCCCAGCTTAGACAAAGCACTGTATTTCCATGCAGACTATGTAAATCCAAACTGGAAAAAACCTCGTCTGACCAAAATTGGTCGTCATATTTTTTACGCTGAAGGACATCGTTCGTGAAACTGGTCAAAATACCCATGGAAGCTATTCGTAATTTTGTTACTCAAAGTCTGGCCAAACTTAGCGCAGACACACTGGGCTGGATGGCGGCCATAGCTCTACACGCTGTCACTGTGCCCAGTCTTGTTGCACTGGTTACCGGGCTCAGTGACAAGACGCCATCTTTGGATGTGGTTGGGCTACTGTACATTGGCCTAGTATTATTATTTCTACGTGCGGTTGTTCTCAAAGATATCCTCAATATTATTACCATTGGCACAGGCTTTGTGATGCAGGCCACACTGATGGCTCTGGTGCTGTTCAAATAACGGTTGACCAATAATTCCAAATTTGCTACAATAGCAATATGAAAATTAGAGCTAACAGTGGCTTTACAACGATTCGTCAAGGACACGCTGATTTCAGCTTCAGCCCAGATGGCATGACTGTGGTACCCCGTGCTGGATTTGAAATCAGCGCAGGATGCCCTTACAGTTACCGACAGGTAATTGCAGAGTGTGTGCGCGAAGGTTGGCTTCGGCCCGTGGCCCACATGCGCGACACTGAATACACTGTGGAATTGTTGCGTCGATGATCCGTGACACTGTATTTGTGTTGGTTGCTATGCTGGTGGCGGTGGCACTGTTTGTGTTCATTGTGTGGGCTGCTGAGGCTCAACCGCGTGTCACACGCATTGACTGTACCTGGAGTGAAATCTCGCCAGACTTCTCAGATGCTATGCGGCAAGCCTGCAGAAAGGCCAGGATCCAATGACTGAGCAATACGAGTTGCGTGATGATTACCAACCCAGCAGCATTTCTTTCAACGTAGATCAAGATCAAGAATGGATCCGAATTACCAACGAAGGATTCTGGGTGCGCGGTACCAAAGTGCCACAGGATGACCAAGAAGCCCAAACAGTGTATAATGCTTTCAAACAGTGGCTAGCCTGGGCCAATCTCACACGGAGATATTGACATGACCATGCACCTAGCACATCCTGCTCTCAGCCTTGCAGGCAAACGTCGTGGCAAGCAAAAATTTCGGTCAGCAGCCGAAGCTCAACGTGCTCGCGAGCTGGCTGCAGATTGGCAAAAGCTTACCAGCAAATGGGCCACAGCCTCTGCACCTGCCAAGGCCAAAACTGCTCAACCATTGACCTCTGCTTATAAACTGACTGTGCCCCCAGGTCGCGAAACTGTACGTCATCCCAGTGTTGACACTGGCGGGCCTCACCGCACTGCGCCGGTACACAAAGTTTATACCGGTACCAAGGTTTTAGGCATTGCGACCATGCACAAGAGCAATGCTGTGCCTGTGTTTGCGGTCGAAGAGGCCGCAGAAATTTCTCGCATGCGTCGAGGATGATATGGCTAACATGATGGATATTATGGATGAGATGATGGACGGGACTAAATTATCTTGGGAAATGAGTGAAACTGTGCGACTGCTCAAAGGAGCGCCTGGCAATCTCTACCAAGAAAGCACGGATCAAGACCGAATAATTTTCAGGGATTGGATACGCAGTTTGTTGCAAAAACAGGCAGTGACCGTGACCTTTGTCAAGGCCGACGGTACCTTGCGCGACATGAAGTGTACACTGAACTTTGATTCAATACCTCTGGACCGACACCCCAAAGGCACTG